GCTATAAGGAGGGTGAGTATGAAGTTCTTGAGCAGTCAGAAGATATAGATTATGTATCTAACCGCGAAATAGAGCTTCAACAGTCTTATGGCTATAAGAAAGACAGAACACTTTATAAAAATCTATTTAAATTAAACATGAAAATTAATCCAACAGAACAAACAAGTACGTTTCCAGTTCCAGTCAATAAATTAAAAGGACATCTTATGGACAACATAGGGTTAAAATGGAAAACACCACAAGGTTATAATTTTGAATTAACAAAAGATACTATACCTTGGATAATTAAAAACGCAATCACTTCGATGTACAATGACAATCGAAGCTACATTTACAATAAGGCTTTTCACGAAGCCTGTTTTAGTCTAAAAGATACAACCAACTCTACATATCCAGAGAAACTATACTCGTATAAAAATCAGTTTGAGTTAATAAGAGAGTGGGCTGATGATAAAGGAATATATAAATCAGGTGATGCTAGAACTCAATATGTTAAGCTCATGGAAGAGGCTGGTGAGCTTGCTCAAGCTATATTAAAAAACGACGAGCCTGAAGTAATTGATGCTATTGGTGATATGGTTGTTGTATTAACAAACCTAGCTAAATTAAGAGGTCATAATATAGAAGACTGTATAAGTAGCGCTTACGATGTTATAAAATCTAGGCAAGGTAAAATGATTAATGGAACATTTGTAAAGCAGACATTATAATGAGAATAAAAACAGAAGATAAGATAGTTCAGAAAGTACTAGCTAAAATGGATCAACGTAGTTTAATAGGTCAAAAAAAGTATGGCGCTACAATGATGCAGGAAATAGAGGGTCAAGAAAAAGATCTTGATAGGTTTTTAGTTGATGTTCAAGAAGAGTTAATGGATGCTTTATTATATATTGAAGCTGCAAGACGTTGTTTGACTGATGAAATAGAAGAGGTTATGATTAACCGAATGGACGTTATAGGTCAAAACGGTAACACTGGTAAACATTATGAAGAAAACTTATAAAAGAAAAAGCGGTAAACGTGGTCCAGTAAGAGCAAAGAAGGTATCGTATGACGGTATCGACTTTGCTTCAGGGCTTGAAAAGTACATGTACATCGCGTTAAGGAAGGCTAGGATAAAAACAAAATATGAAGGAGAAACATTTGTTTTATTAAGTGGTTTTCATTTTGAAAATGAAGTCTATGAAAGACAATCTAACGGTAAGGGTGAGTATAAAAATAGAGGTTGTAAACGTATACTACCTATTAAGTACACACCTGATTTCATAGGCGATGATTTTATAATTGAAACAAAAGGTAGAGCAAATGAATCTTTTCCTATGCGATGGAAAATGTTTAAGTTACTGGTATCTAAGCAGTTTCCTGGACACACATTATACAAACCACAAAATCAAAAAGAATGCGACGAGACAGTAAGGTTAATCCTTTCGAAGCAAAAAGGATAGCAAGACAAAAATATGCTGAGCGTCAGATTGACAAGTTTGTTAAATGGAGCTGGGAAGCAAAAGGTAGAGTAAGATCAACAGATATAGAACAATTACATAAAAGATATAATATTATATGCACATGAAAGACAAAGAAAACGAAACAGCTTGGATTATAGAGTTTGGACTTTATCCAGGGGTATTATTAGGGTTTAGATCTTATATAGAGGAGGATTTCTCAATACACGTATTTTATATACCATTCCTTGATATATCATTAAAAGTATTTAAATAATGGGATTGTTTGATGAGCGCGTAGCGTATAAACCATTTGAATATCCTGAGTATTATACTGAGGGCTGGTTAAAACAAGCACAAGCATTTTGGTTACACACAGAGATCTCAATGCAAAGCGATATAAAAGATTGGAATGAAAAACTTAACGAAAAAGAAAAAAACCTCGTCGGAAATATTTTACTTGGGTTCGCTCAAACAGAATGCGCAGTTTCCGATTATTGGACTCAAAAAGTTGTTGGATGGTTTCCAAAACACGAGATCCAACAAATGGCAATGATGTTTGGTTCTCAAGAAACAATACATGCTGTTGCTTATAGTTATTTAAATGAAACTTTAAAACTAGAAGACTATGAAGCGTTTTTACATGAACCTGCTACAGCAGATAGATTTGATAATCTCGTATCTTATACTGGCAACAGTAGAACTAGTATCGCTAAGTCTCTTGCTGTATTTTCTGCATTTGCCGAAGGAGTTTCTTTATATTCTGCTTTTGCGGTACTTTATTCTTTTCAGCTTAGAAATTTGCTTAAAGGTATTGGGCAACAAATGAAATGGTCTGTAAGAGACGAATCATTACATAGTAAAATGGGTTGTAAATTGTTTAGACATATGTGTGAAGAAGATGATCAACTGTTGCATTTATGTAGAGAAGATGTTATAAAAGCTGCTGAGACAATGGTATCTTTAGAAACAAAGTATATCAATAAGATGTTTGAGATGGGTGATATAGAGGGAATATCTGCTAATGATTTAAAACACTTTATAAAGAAAAGAACAAATGAAAAACTTGTGGAACTTGGTTATGTCGATTTGGGTAACTACTTTGCATACGACCAAAAGGCAGCGAATAATCTCGATTGGTTTTATCATCTTACCGGGGGCGTCACTCATACTGATTTTTTTGCTATTAGGCCGACGGATTATTCGAAAGCGAATGAAGGAGAGGACTTTGAAGACATATGGTAACAAATAATTTATTATAAAATGACAAAACAAAAACAAAGTAGATTAGATCTATTAGAGAAAAAAATAGAAGCATTAGTAAGAGTAGCTCAGCAACTGTTAGATGAAAATAGTTATCTAAAAGATTTAGCTGTAGGTACATTAGAGACAATAAAAAACATGGAAGGATATGAAAAAGCTATCGAAAAGCTTAAAGAAAAAGTGGCTCAAGAGTCTAGTGAGGCAGAAAAAGCTGACTCCAGTAGAGAGGTTATCAAGTAGATTAGGATATATGGGGACTTCATTTATGATGATGAGTCCTCATTTACTACCAGACAAGATAGGTATGGTAACATATGTAATAGCAGGTATAATATCAATACCGCAAGTATTTGTGGCTAAGCAATGGAACTTAGTTGCAGTTAATTTAAACGTAGCAATAGCCTACATAATATTATATTTAACATAATGTGGAATAATGAATGGATCAAAGGAGAAGATTACCCTGCGTGGGGTAATACGGACGTATACAAGAAGACAATATCCGGGGGATATTTACTTGACGGAGAAACGCCTAGAGAAGCATACCAAAGAGTCGCTAAAACGGTTGCTCGTAGACTTTATAAACCTGAAATGGCTGAAAAGTTTTTTGAATACATCTGGAATGGCTGGCTTTGTCTTGCTAGCCCTGTACTCAGCAACACTGGTACTGACCGCGGTTTGCCTATTAGCTGTTTTGGGATTGATGTAGCAGATTCGATACAGGACATAGGTAGTAAAAATTTAGAGATGATGCTACTCGCTAAGCATGGCGGTGGAGTTGGTATCGGTATAAATCAAATTAGACCCGCTGGCGCTAGAATAACAGGTAATGGAACATCAGATGGAGTCGTACCTTTCTGCAAGATATATGACTCAACAATTCTTGCAACTAATCAAGGGAGTGTCCGTCGTGGAGCTGCCTCAGTTAATATCAACATTGAACATGATGACTTCGAGGAGTGGCTTGAAATCAGGGAACCTAAAGGAGATGTTAACAGACAATCGCTTAACTTACATCAGTGCGCAATTATTGGTGACAAGTTTATGCGTAAGCTTGAACAAGGAGATAAAGAAGCAAGATCTAGATGGAGTAAATTACTTAGAAAACGAAAGTCAACTGGAGAACCGTATATTATGTTTAAAGGAAATGTTAATAAAGCAAATCCAGAAGCATATAAAGACAACGGATTAAAAGTACATATGACTAACATATGTTCGGAGATAACATTAACAACAGATGAGAATCATAGCTTTGTATGCTGTTTGTCATCATTAAATTTAGCAAAATATGAAGAATGGAAAGACACTAACCTTATATACGACGCTACGTGGTTTCTTGACGGCGTTATGGAGGAGTTTATTCAAAGAGCAAAAGGACTTAGAGGTTTTGAAAATGCCGTTCGTTCTGCTCAAAAAGGAAGAGCACTTGGGCTGGGTGTACTTGGATGGCACACCTATCTCCAAGAAAAAAGCATTCCTTTTGAAGGTTTACTTGCTCAGTTTGAAACAAGGAAGATATTTAGCCAGATTAAAATCGAAAGTGAAAGAGCCTCTAGAGATCTTGCTGAGATCTATGGGGAACCTCTTTGGTGTGTTGGCACGGGTATGCGTAACACTCATCTTAGGGCTATCGCTCCTACTGTCAGTAATAGTAAGCTTAGCGGTAATGTTAGTCCAGGTATTGAGCCGTGGGCTGCAAATGTTTTTACAGAACAGAGTGCAAAGGGGACTTTTATTAGGAAAAATCCGACGTTAGTAAAGCTATTAAGAAAACTAAAAATTAATAACAATGAAACATGGGATAAAATATTGGCTGACGGAGGTAGCGTACAGGGTATCGATGCTCTTGATGGTGTTACTTTACTTCACGACATACCTGCTAAGGAAGTTTTTAAAACGTTTAAAGAGATTAATCAACTGGAATTAGTTAATCAAGCTGGACTGAGGCAACAATATATAGATCAGTCGGTTAGTTTAAACTTAGCTTTTCCGTCTGAAGCTACACCTAAGTGGTTGAATAAAGTTCATTTTGATGCTTGGAAGAAAGGTGTTAAAACCTTATATTATACTAGAACAGAATCTGTTTTACGTGGTGATATAGCTCAGCAAGCAATGAATGAAGATTGTTTAGCTTGTGATGGCTAAAGGCTAAAAGTTATGACTTTTTTATACATATAAAAACTAATATGTATAAAAAACTCAATATGCTATACACATGTATACTAAAAAAGGGCTCTCAATACGAGGGCCCTTTCTTGGTTACAGGAACTTTTAGGTATGGTACGCCTATATGTTTTTTGTTCCTTATTTCTTCACGCAGTTGTTTACCATTTTTATTCTTCCACTTTTAGTCTTTTTTCCGCTAGGTGATTTCTTCTTTCCTACTGATTTATATCCTTTCCAGCAAGTTGCTTTTTTATACAATGGTGTTTTCATATTATTTCGTATTTAGTTATTCCGTTATCTTTATATGCTTTTAAGCATCTTTTTCTATTTTCATCTGTTGAACAGTAGCTTACATGAATCCAATTTGGCTCTTCATCATCTCCAAACTCCCATATCAACTGATCAAAATCTAAGTTGTCTTTAATATAGTTAAACATCTCAGAGTTAGTTTTACAACCATAAGTATCGTCTATATCCATAGCTCTGCCTTCACAATGTTGTGATGTTGAACTACCTCCTATTGCTTCGTTTAACTCTATTGATCTAAAAAAAGAGTTTATTTTTATAGGACCGCCAACCCATTTACGTAAAGGTTCAAAAACCTTATGAGCTAATATATACATGTTAGTAATCTGATACTCATCAGGTATGTTTTCTATACCCATTCTTTTAGCTGTATAAGAATTTATACCCTCGCGTAATGTTATATGATCGCTTATTTTATCCATTTACTTTATTAAAGTCTTTTTTATAAGTTTTTTTCTTAATTTCTTTTTATTTAATTTTTTAGGTTTTTCATCTTTCTTAATACCTAACTCCCAGTCTTGCCAACCACCTATTAAAGCAATACGTTCCCAAGCTTCTAAATCCTGTGAAGTAGCTGAAACAACATTGTTAGCTTTTTTAATAGCTCTGTCAAGTGGTATATTTGTAAGAGCAGAGATAACATTAGCACCAGCCAAGTAAGCTGGATTGTCTAAACTAAAACCTTTCTCCATCATTTCGTCTTTATTCCAATCGTAAGATCTACCAGCTTGTTGTAGTCTAGATAACTTAGCTGAAACAGGAGGTGATATTTTTGCTAACTCAAGAGCTATATTTTTAAGTTGAGGTCTACTTTTCTTAAGTTCTTTTGCTATTTTAATAACTGTATTTTTACCAACAGTAACAATAGCTCCACCAATTCCAGCACCTCTTAGTATTGAGTCTAACATACCATTGGCTATATTTAAGTACTTTTCTTCTTTTTTCTCATCTTCAGGTTCCTCATCGCTAAAAGCAAGAGCAAATAAAGCCTGTTGTAAAGCATTAAATATTAAGTTTTGTGCAGCTCCATAATAAATTATCTTAGATATATTCTCTTTACGATCACCTCGGTTGTTTTTAAGATCGCTAGCGGCTTTTTTTATAATTCTAGCATATTGCGCTGGAGTATTTGCAAAAGCTAATACAACACGCCCTAGCGGACTTGCTTGCTGCATAGATATTCTATCTGCTCTAGATGATTGTTGTGACTCTTCAGCTGTCTCTCTAAAATCCTCAAAAGCTTTTTTCTCAGCTTGCTTATCTGATAAACCTTGTTTTTTGTAAGTATTTATTCTATTTCTATAAAAAGTAGATCCACCAGAAGCAATAGCAAAACTATCCGCTATCTGTGTAGGTGCAAAACCTAGTTCTAGTAATTTACTTATAGCTCCTCTAACACCACCTTTTTTAGCCATATCAGCAATGTCAGCTTCATTTACATTCATACGTAAACCTCCACGTCTCTCTTTTAAGAAGTCAGAGTTCATTAGCGTCATAAAGTCTGCCCAATACTGTTTTTGATTACCAAAAGCTTTAGCAGCTGCGAACACATTGTTATCTTTGAAGTTAATAAAATTTATAGCTGATATTGTTTGTAGAACTGCTGATCTAGTGTTGAAAAACATTATAGCACCAACACTACCAGTTAACCAATCAGTAAACCTACCTGTTAATGTATCACCTGGGAAACTTCTATTCCTACCAGTCTTCATTCTCTCTAACATGTTCACTAATGCTTTTCTATAGTTTAAACCATATATAGCTTGTAACTTGTTTAGGTTATCTTCACTAAATATAGCGTCTACATTTGATTGCCATGTTTTTAAGTACTTAGCTCTCTTGGTGGTATTTAATCCTTCGAGTATATCTGTTGTTATAGTTCCAGCAGGCCAACCTTCTTTTGGTTTAGCGTAGCCATCACCTAATTGCATGTTTATTAATTGATCAGCAAACGTTTGTAAGTTAGCATCGTTTTTCACGAACTTACTTAACTTGTTAATATCTCTTTTGCTAATACCAGGAATATTCATTTTTTGTTTATTCCATATATACACTCTCACTGCTTGTTCTTTAGTGTAATCTGTTCCTTCTATTTTCTTAGATAAATTCTTAGGTACAACACCTAATTGTTTTTTCAATAGATTATAGTTGTTTGTTAAATACACACGAGCCTTACTTAATTTATTCATAGCTTCAGCGTATGGATCTATTAAGTTAGCCTTGTACCAAGACATTTGAGCATCACCAATTTTCCCTTTTCCAAGTGTAGGATATAATAAACCAACAAAATCTTCTGCAGATGGCGGTATAAAGAAATTAAATCTACCTTTACTAGCGCCTTTTGTTATAGCCTCAACAATACCGTATTTCTTTTTACTAGGTATACCTGATTTGCTCTCTAGTATATCGTTAAAAGTTTTGCTTAAATTTATTTTCTCAGCTTTACTTTGTTTACCTAATGTTGTTTCTTTTTTAGTATCTACAAAATCATTTAGAGACTGTAGCTTTATGCCTGCATCGTTTAATTTGTTAGCTGACTCATATCTAACAGGGAAGCCATCTTCTCCAGGGTATTTAATTTTAACATCATACCTTGTTTTAGAAACATCACCTTCTTTAGGACCGTTTTGCTTATAAAGTGTATTTACTTTCTTATCATTTTCTTTAGGTATAATAGCAACATCAAAGTGCTTCATTATGTTATCAAACTCCGTTAATAACTCAGCATTGTTTTTGCTTTTATATATAGCTCTCATAAGCTCTACTATAGTGTCAGAAGCTGTTTGAGTGTGTTCATACACATAGTCAGAGTCTTTTAAACCTTCTTTGTACATTATCCACTTAGGTATAGCCGCTGTTCTAACTAAACCGTCAGTGTTACTATTTAACATGGTTAAAAACATTGGTACAGTGGTTAAATCGTTTGGATTTTCATCTGCAAACTTTTTCAAACTCACTATAATTCTTTTCAAGCCGTTCCTTTGATCCTGAGCCGTTAAAACTCTATCCTCTAACGTCTCACCAAACTTACCTGAGTTTAAACCTATAGTTGATTGATTTTTTAAGATAGCTAGTTTTATTGTTTTATTCTGACCTGAAGAGTCTTTAAAAGTAATAGTTCTAGCGTTTTTAATATGTTTTACAGGCTTTAAGCCTTTACTTTTTCTATATTCATTATATGACTTAAAGAAGTCTCTTCTACCTTGAAATATTACATTTCTAGTGTTTTTAGAATCATCAACTAAAACTCTCTTACCATTTACTGTTTTAAATCTATAATCATAACCTTTGGTAGCTAAAGGTAGTAAGTATTTAACAAACTCTTCTTCGTTAAAATCACCAAACTCTGAGTTTCCTAGTATAGAAAAAACATCTTGTTTTAATTTTTTAACTATTTTTTTATCATTAAAATCTATATTAGCCTCTTTACCAGTTATAGCTAAAAAACTTTTATCAGCTTTACTAAGCATCATGTTAGCTTTACCAGCAGCTGTATCAGCTTGCTCTTGCTTAATAGCTTGCTTAGATCTACCTGTTATATTTATAACATTAGCTATATAAGTTTTAGCAAAACCTGTTAGAGTAGTACCATACTTAGTTCTATTATCAGCGGATATTTTTTCATTAGGTACACCAGCTTCTGTAACACCTACACTGTTTTGAATTTGTTTTATGGCTTCGTTAGAGACTCTACCCTTAAACTCGGGCTTTAACTCATATACTTGACCTTGACTTGTTTGACCTAAGCTTCTACCTTTTGGACTAGAAATACCAGGTATAGCTCTATTAACTGGTTGGTAAAATTGTTTGATAAATTTATTTGATAAACCTATAGATCTACCTCTAATATCTTTAGATACATCTATTATTTCACCTTGATCACCAACAACAGCTTCACTAGTGGCAACGTTGTAAGGAGGCATAGTCTTTACAAGCTTTCTAACGTTATCAGGACTAACAAACAATCTTTGTAGGGATTTTGCTTCAGCATCTGTTAAAGTTGCTTTACCCTGTATTTTTTTACCAGGTACATTGAACAGCTCCATAGAAACAGGTTCTATAAACTTATCCGCTAACTGTTTATAAGTAGGTCTTTCTCCATCTTCAACTTGCACTATACTAGATACTTCATCAACTTTATCCTTAGCTGGGCCAAACTTTCTTACATCTATTTGATCTAATACAGTTTCTTGACTAGCGGTAGTTGTTTCGATTGAAGGTTCTGCTGTGAAAGACCCCACTTCTTTCTTTACATTTTTATCACTAGATAAACTTTCAGATCCTTTTAATTTACCTTTTAAAGATCTTTCTAGTATATTACCATATCTAATAGGTAAGTTTTGATTCATATAAGCACCGAAAGGAACTTGTTTACCATCAACATTAACTTTATAGGAATTTATAAGAGCAGATAACTCTTCACTAAAACCTAAAAAGAATTCTTCGTAGCCTACTTTTAAGTTTTCGTCTATAGGTAGGTTTCTACTAGTGGCTGCTGCTTTTTTAGCTAACTCAGTAACAGCACCAATATTATTCTTACCTAATTTGTCGACTATAGCTTTTTTAACATCAGGATCTTTTATATCAGAAATTCTATTAGCACCTAAAGCTGTCATTTCTTTTACGATGTCTTCATTAATTGAAGCTATCTTTTTATTTTTTTCAGAAACCTCAGGGCTTTTAAATACTCTTGTAGTAGCTTCTTTAACTATTTTATCTACAGAGTCAATTTCTTTTACAGCTTTAGCTTCTGCTTTTTCTACAGTTTCTGATTCTTCAGCTTGTTTTAATTTACGCTCTAAATCATCACGTTTTTGTTCGAATTGATATTCGTCTATCTCTCCATCAAAGTAACTATCTTCTAGCTTTTCTAAATCGTTTTGAATATCTTCAGATAAAGAAGTTTTAACCTCCTCCTTATCAGGTGCTTGGAAAGTTACACCTTTAGAAACATCTGTTTGGAAATTTTTAACAAGATTAAAAACATCGTCAGAGTTTTCTAACCTTAGCATCCAAGACATATCACCAAATGTAGATCTAATAGTGTTATTTAAAAACTTTTTGAATGATGGTGTTGATTCTAAGTCTGATCTGTTTATAGCGCCTAAAGATATAGCGTTATTAATTTGAGCTATAAATTCTTCAGCATTAAAATCTTTGCCGTCTCTATAAAGATCAAATCTTTTCTTTAAACCATTGTAGTCTTTTTCAGAGATAACACCAAGATCTTTTTTCTCTTTTAATACTTTTTCAGCTTCTAAAACAGCATTTTTAGCTGTAGAGTCAAATTTTATACTTTTCTGAGCTACACTTAAGTGGAATAATTCTTCTAGTGGAGCAACAGCCGCGTACTGAGCACTTGTTTTTGTAGGCGCTAAAGCTATATTCCTGTCTATAACAGGTTGGTTTACTATTATATCTTTTCCAAACTGCTTAGCATTAAAGTCTCCGTCTTCAATTTCTTTTTTAAACTTGTTGAATTCCTCTTCAGATAATTTTTCTTTGTACTTAGCTAGTTGATCGTCTAGGTTTTCATATTTTATTATAGCTTTACCATCTTTATCTTTTATTATTTCACCTTTTATAGAAATAAAATCACCGTCACCCATTTGAGTCATAGTAAGATCGTTGTAAAAGTTATTAACACCGAAGTAAAAAGCTGATTCAGAATTTCTAGCAGCGTTACCTAAAGCTTCATTTATATTTGCGGCTTTCTTAGCGTTTGATCTTTGTTTAGCGTCTAGAAGTTCTTGCCTAGCAGTGGTTAAGCTAGAGTACTCATTTTCTAGTTGTTTTTTAACACGTTTGTTTTCAGCTTCACCTAAATCACCTAAACCACCTAACTGTGCAAACTTACCATTAACTTGCCTCATTTGCCTGTTAATGTCAGCAACTTCCTCTATTTGAGCCGCTGTCATATACCTTAACTTATGCAAACTAATAGCGTCGCTAAGAGCTAACTCTTTTAGCACTTGTTTTTTTCTATCTCTAAGTTGTTTTGAGTTTTCTGGCGTTGTTGACTCGTTTAACTCTATAAGTTCACTAGCTAGTTTTTGGTTATCAAATATTTCACTTTTAGTTCTAAACTCACTTTTAACAATGTTTAGTATATTACCACCTGTTTTAGGAGCCATGATACCAAAACTACTAACCATAGTATTAGCTATAAAGTCTTTGTCTACACCTTCAAACATGGACTTATTCTCATCTAACACTAGTATATCTAAAGCGTTATGAGATATTTCTGTAGCAGCTTCTTCTAATGTTTCTCCAATTAAATTTTTAGGTAGAGACTTTAAACCTGATAAAGTTTTACCTATTAAATTAGCGCTAAATCTGACAGGTTGCTTATAAAGTTCTTTTTTAGCAGCACTTATACCTATTTGCTTTGCTAGTCCTTTGGCTGGTTCTAGCATCTTTAAAGTACCTATACTCTCAAGATAAGTGGCTGTAGCCCCAGCTCCAAATGATGTAAACGCTTTTTGTAGTAAACTATAATCTTCTACTTCTTCTAGATCTTTAATTCTATCGTATATCTTGGTCTTATCCTCTACACTTTCCGTATTGTCTAGTTTTGAGTATAAAAACTTTATTTCTTTTTCCCTAGAAGCTTCGTCAGTTTGCAACTCTCCATATTTACCACCTGTTTCAGCGACAAAAAAGGTTCCTTGAACAGTCCTTTTACCAGCTAGCCATAGGGCTTTTTGTTTTTGTAAGGCGTCTTTTACTCCTTTACCAGTTTTCACTGCTTTAGAAACATTAGCAGCTCCTTTTATACCAAGACCACCAGGTACAAAGGTAGTTAATATTGTTGGTGAACTATCTTGAAGAGATATAGAAGTCCAGTCCCACACAGATAAACCATCTTTACCTATATCATCTATTGATGGTGCTGTAGGTATGTTTTCTCTTTTAGAAGTCATACCTAGGTTATAGTTTTTGTTGTTCTTTTGTATAGTCTCTATTAAAGAATCTACTTTTGCTGAATTCTCTGGACTCGTTAAGAAAGAAAGAGGTTGATAAGCAAAACCAGCTGTTCTAGCAGCTTTTAATCCTATCTCAGCTGTTAAATCTATAAAATTCCTACCAGACTGCACAAAGAACTCATCGAAAGCTCTACCAACTCTAGCGCTTACTGAATAATCTTTTTTTAGATTTTTTTCAAACAAATCAGACTCCACTAAAGCTTTTCTAGAGTCATCAAGCATCTTAGAGTAATCTTTTTGCTGTGAGTTTACTAGTTTAGCTTGTGAGTTCAAAAACACAGGTAAGTCGTTAAAACCTTTTTCCTCCCACTGCTGTATTTTATAGTTATAAGTTTCTATTAATTCATTGTATTGATCCGCTTGCTCTTGAGATGCACCGGCGGAATAAAACTTAAATCTATCTATTTGATTCTTAATGTCTTCAACATCTTGTTTAAGTGGTAAGGCTTCAGATTCCCATTGTTTTTTAGCCTCTTCGTAACTTTTGTAGTTTTGATCTATACTTTCTTTTTGCTCTTGAATTAAAAACTTTTGAGCTTCTAAGCTTTCTGCGCCACTAGCAAAGTCTGGACTAGCCACCATATACTCTTGCACATCTTCAGGCACGTTAAACAAGCTGTTGCTATACACTTTGTCTTTAACCTGTAATTCAGATTCATTATATATTTCTTCTAACTGAGCTTTATTCTGTACGTCTAAAGGTTTTATTTTTTTTGTATCTAAATAACCTAGATATTGATCATACTTTTTACCTAAGGTTTCTTTCAAGTATTTAGTATAACTTTCATCTGATTCAAATGTAGGTTCAAAAGACACTGTTGGCCCCATCATTCCAACCATGGTTTTACTCACGGTTGTTCTGTCTTCTCTACTCTTTATAGGTCCAAAATAGTTATTAGCCTGAGCACTTATTATATCTTGCTCTGGTATATTATTAACTCTACCTTGTATCTCATTAGTGGCTGAAATTGCTTCAGCTTTTAAAGCGTCTATTTTTTCTTGCTTTCTCTTTTTTCTAGTTGCTATTCTTTTTTCACTAGCAGATAAAGGTTTGTCTGGATCAGGATCTTGTAACTCCAAAGAAGTATCTACCTGCTCTAATTCCGTATTCTCGGATGCTTGCTCCGGTTTTATCGATGTTACAGTTGCATCCTTTTCTACAACATCTTTTAGCTTTTCCACTGGCTCTACAGTTTCTTCTAACTTTTTAATGTTATACTCTTTTAAATAATCTTCAAGAGACATGTTAGATTGCTCTGCAGCTGAAGTTACTTGCTCTAATGAGTATTGTTCACCTTCTAATTTAAACATAATTGTAGTTATTTTTTTATTGGTAGATTACCTGTGTTTGGTCTAAATAATATTTCTTTACCGTCAATTAAAGCTTGTGCGTCTTTAGGTTTAACACCGCCGGCTATTAGTAGTATTTTCTTTATTTTCTCATGGCTATCACCTGGCTTTATTGTTAGCTTACCTACTTTTATCTCTGAAGGTTTTTCATCATCTTCTCCAGCATACATAGGCACAACTGTTATACCTTCTTCGTTAGCTAAACTTTCAACTGATTCAAATGTTAGATTATCAGGTGTAAATCTAGTGTCAAGGTATTCTACCATTTTTTTATACTCAGCTCTCTTTATATCGCCTTCTGTTACTTTATCAGGATCTTCTACTTTAGCTTTTTTACTACCAATGTTACTGAATAAAATTTCATCACCTTCGGAAACTGTGGAAGCAGGGTTGAAAGCTCTTAAACGTTCAACGTCATCTGAAGTAGCTTTTCTACTACTATATTTTTCCCCAAATTTCTTACTAATAGAATCATCTATTAATAAGTTTTTTATGTGCTGTATTCTACCTTCAGATGTAGTGTATTGTTTGTTAAACTCTTTAATAGTTGTACCACCTTTACCGAGTGCAAAGTTAAGAAAAGCCTGCTTTGATGCATCATCACCTTCCTCTATTGCACCAGCTTTACCTAACATAATATCGTTTAAACCTCTGTTGTTTCTTATGGCTTCAATATCTATTAATTCCTCCTTATCCTCGTAGCCACCTTCAGCTATTTCAATTTGCCCAGTAAGTTTTTGATTTATTGTACCTTTCTTATCTTCTATTCCGGCCTCTTGGTAAACCTCAGAGTAATTAGGTAGTTCATCTATATCTACTATAAATTCACCATCCCATTCATTTGCATCTCTTTTAAAAGAAAACTTATAATACTCTTTACCGTCTTCAACAACTTTTTCCATTCCTTTTTCTTGCTCTGAGGTTAGTTGACCTGAGAAAGCACCACCTTCATTAAATTGATCCACAGGAACCAACGTAGTAGCTTCTAAAAAGTTTTCACCATTTTCACCTTTTGTTAATTTCCTAGACTCTTTAACATCAGGGTTTATCATCTTGTCAACATCAACAGCGTAGTATGCTAATTGATTTTGTAGTCTTTCAAAATTGTTATTACCTTTAAACGTCCAACCACCAGGTTTAGCTAACAATTGATCTGATTTAGAGTTTACATTATCTATACCAGATATAACCTTACCAAAACCATCAACAGCTTGAGCTTGATACATTTTAGCACTATCAACTATATCGTTGTATTCTTTTATTTGATCAGCACTTAAATTGCTATTTAAAGACAACTGCACTTGAGCATCAATAGCTCCTACCTTTCCGTCAGCACCATTTAGGTCAATCATTGTCTGTGTCTTAAACTGCTCAGCTAAATTACCATCTTTCTTTTTCAATGCAATGTATTTATCTCTAAATTCACTCATGTAAGATTCTCTAGTAGCTGTCGTTAACTTTTGCATTGCAGCAGCGTCTTTTGCAGCTTTTGCAGCTTGAGCTTGTCCAGCTTTTTTCTTTGCCTCACCAATACTTAGTATTCCCTGTGCTACTTGCTTACCGAAATTAGCTATTGCTTTTCCCCAGACGTCTGTAGATCTATCTACGATTATAGGTGGATTTCTATAACTCATGTTTATTTATTTATTTATTTATTAGCCAAAGATTGAACCGCCTCCAGACTGAGCCATTCCCTCAGCCGAAATTAAACTACTACCTATACTTCCAATAGCTGAAAAACCTCCAGCTATAGCGCTTGCTTTTGCTTGATTTGCTTGAGCTCGTTGTGCTTGAGCTTGCGATATTTGACTAGCGGCTCTATCTAAGTCAGCGTTTGTTCTGTTTTCTTGAGCACCAAACTCAAATTGTTTTCCAGCGGCATCAGCAGCTTGTACTCTCTGACCTTCAGATATAGCGATGCTTTGTAAACGCTGTTGCTCTGACATTTTTTGAGACTGAAGTTGCTGTTCACCTTGAGCTCTTAGTTTTTCGTTTTGAGCTTCTTGAGCTTCTATATTAGCAGCTACTCCTTTCTTAGATGATAAAGCAGCTTGAGCTAAAGCTGTCGCGCCACCAGCACTTGATCCAGTTGCTCTAATAGTGTCGAGTGTATTAGCTAAAGCTATGTCAGCTTGTTCTATTTGTATTTCAGCAGCTTGCGTAGCAACACCTAAACTAGCAAAAGGATTAGTTAATTGATCTGAAAGATCAGTAGCTAAACCAGACAAATCAGTTGTTGATTCGTATGGATTTATAATTGTTTGCCTACTTCTTTTTAAGCGATCTAATTCTGCTTGAGCTGCTCTCTGCGCGTTTCCAGCCCTTCTTGCTTCTTTTGAAGCTGCATTAGCTCCAACCGCTGCTCCAATACCTGATATCAACGCGCCTCCCGCTGCTATTGCTGTTACTAGTCCCATGTTATATTGTTTTTATTATTTCGTATGATGAGCTGTCATCTACAGTCCAACCTAATTTTTTATGTGTTTCTATCAAATGTTTATTTCTACCTATACTAAACATGTATTTTTTACCAGATTCTTTACATACGTTCTCTGCTGTAGCTATTAAAAGCTCTATAGCTTTTTTACGATCTTTATCTCTGTAGTCTGGATTTGAAACGATCCATTCAAGTAATACAGCATCGGAATTTGTAAAGTAAAGAAAACCTGCAACAATAGGTTGATTATCTTTTTCAACCATTAAACCACCTGTTCCGTTATTTGGTAGAAAACTTTTAGGCGGATTTTGCCATTTAGGCCATTGTTCCCACCAATAACAAAGAGTTTCCCAATCGCTATCAGCAAGTTTACGTACATTTAATTTCATTTAATTTAATTTAGTATGATGACTCTACATATTCAGTAGATACAGCAAATAATTCTTTTTTACCAACCAAGTTGTTATCAACACTCATTTTAATAGTAGCAAAGAAACCTTTAATACCAGAACTCGATTGACCCCATGTAACCTCACCCGCTCTAGACACACTATTATTTATAATGTTTGCAAAATACTTACCTTCTTTCACTTTAAAGTTATTGTGTAGTAATTGGTTCTCTAAATCCTGTAAGTTTGATGCTTCTGTGAGTACGTTTATAGATCTAGATATAGGTAACGCACTATCTGATGAGGTAGCCATTGAATCCATTTTCCAATCTTTACTACCTTCATAGTTAACTGTTTTAAAGTTTTTAACTAAGGATTGATTAGCGTTAAACACAAGCTCCACAGAAGATGAGTACACTGTATCGTAAAACACTCCTCTTTTAAGTTGACCATTAAAAATATAATGTTGCCATATTTTACCATTTTTAGTAGAGTAAAACGATGTGTTTAAACTAAACATAAAACCAGGCTCAAAACTTAAAAAACTAGTCCAACCATTTACGCTTTCATCAAAGTTTAAAGTTTTATAACCTTGATTCCCTCCGTTATTTTTTTGTATTGATACTACGTAGTTTTTATTATGTATGTCCCAAGCTCCAATAATGTTGTCTGATGAGTTTAAGTGACCTAGATTATCTCTAAAAAAGTCTTGCATGCCATAAGATGATATTTCTGTTAAACCATCCATAGATAATCTTAAAACAGCATTTCTTTTTCTATCTGTAAAGTATTTTCTATAACCATAAACAGCGAAAGACTCTGGGTTATCACTTATACCATACTTACCTGCGTAAGGAACTATTTCACCAATAACTTGTGTTGAGGATGTTATAGCTCTATTACCCTCTGCAGAATATATAGCGTCTTTATCTATCAAAGCTCTACTCACTTTATCCTCTTGTAAAACTATTAAGTTAGAGTCTTCAGCATAAAGCTTTTGAATACTACCGTTGGCAGGATCTGCTGATCTAGTTATATCATCACCCACTGAGAAAACATTAGTTCTATTTACTCCGGTTCTAGAATTAAATACACCAGAATATATCATAGAGTTAAATCTATGTTGTTGTTGATCATCTTCTTCAACTAAATAAGCTTTAACTCCAAAATCTACAGAAGTATTATTGTAGCCACCTCGTATTCTAGCCTCTTCAATATACCAGTCTTCGTTTGGAGTTGCTACACTAGAGTTATAACCACCTGGAACTAAGTCTTCTACGACCGCATCCCCAGCGTCAACTATTGATTTCATCTTCTTTATCCAGAAAGAGTTAAAGTATTTTACTTCTAAAGTTGCTGACATAGTTTTATTATCACTTATTTTATTAACATATTACATTAGTAATCTTCATTGTAGTATACCCTGTACCTGAGATTCTGGTAAGTTCCGTTAGTAGAACACGGTTGTCTCTTGAGTGAACTATTACCTGAACCTTGGAAAGGATCAATAAAACCTATTCTAGTTCTACCGTCGTTTGGATCATCTATGACATTTTTAAAGTTAGAAGCATATTGTAAAGCTATATCGCTACCGTTTGTAGTTGAAGAATCAGGTACGTAATCGTAAGAGGTAAGATAAGCTGATGAAGCGCCTGTATATGTACCACTAGCCAATGTCGTGTCTGAAAAAAATTGTTCTACAACATGTGAATATGGGGTTCTAGCGTAAGCAGTATTGTTTAAAGTAAAAGCACAAGCAGTTGAAAGACCACTAGAAGAACCACTCGCTGTTGAGTACTGAAAGTAGTCGGCGTCTCTACCAGTACCACTTATTAAATTAGTACCTTTTACTGGTACGCAGGTAGGGTAGTTTGCATCGGTTGCATTTACCCAGCAACTAGCGACACCTGTACCTATTCTATAACCTCTACACTCTATAAAGTATTCTCCTTTTTGTGACAAAGCTATAGGTATATGTATTTGAGAATTTGTATTAAGATTAATACTTGTACAAATAAACCTAGAACCTGAATCAGATATCCAACCTGAACCTAAGCCAACAGTTCCATTATCTGAATTCAAATCAACAGCGTTAGTGCTTACAACACCTTGAGTGCTCCAAGAACTACCACTATTAGCTCTTTTCCATATTCTCCACTTAAACGCGGCTTTACAGTTAACACCACTAGATTTAATTGTTTGAACCATTAGATCAAATAACACGGTACCAGATTGTAGACCATCAAAAGAAATACTCTGAACATTACTTTGATTTGCTACAAAACCAGGAGGTAGTCCACCCAGCGCTGATCCAAATCTCCAACCAAATGAAGATTCAGTTTGTGAAAATACTTGATCTCTTTGATTACCATTACTAGAACTTAATTGACAACTAGTAGATAAATTACAGTCAGCAGGTACTACTCTTATAGGTTGATCGTATATGATACTTGTTAAGCTTCCTGTAGATTCTGTACCTTGAGAGGATATTCCTCCAGTAGTTTGATAACTTATTAAAGCATCTTTTACTTTTACTTGAGATTCATAATAACCTTCAAGTTTTAAACCTCCCCATGAAATATTTCCGCTTTGTGAATTTATTAAAATAGTAGAATAAGGAAGTCCAAAAGCTGTCGCAGGAGGAGGTACAGAGTGTAGGAATACACCTGTCTGCTGACCAAAATCACTAATACTTAATGATCCATTAGCAGGTAGTCCAACATTACCAATGTGAAAACTAGCGTTAGGATCAAGAGCTTCATAAAGTGGCGTAGTTAATAAAGGTAAAACCTGTGGCGATGGCGTTAGAGTTGGTGGGGTTGTAGATGAAAGAAAAGGTTGAATGTTAGTTAAAGAACCTGTAAAAGGTATAGAAACCACATTACTATCAACATCGGTAACAGTTAAAGAAAAATTATAACTATCAGTAGTGTTAAAATCTTTAGAGAAATAAGCAAAATAACTGTTGTTTATCTTAATTCTATAAGCACCGTAGTTTGGTCCAGCGTTAGTCTCTTGTTCAACATCAAAGAAATATAGAGGGTTAGCTGGGCTATTGTTATCTGTAACAGCAAGTACTGGGTTTGTAGTGCTTGTTAGCGACGCTCCTTCTGGTGATAATGGATAAAAGTAATCTGTAATATAAGGAGAGTCTGAAGCTCCCGTAGTAGTTCCAGTTCCATTAGGATTTTGGTTTTCTTTAAACAAAAAACCAGTTGGTGTTATACCTATAGGAGCGTTAGAGCCAGTTAGTATATCTTCGTTTAAATCAGATATTAAACCAGTTGTTGTAGTTTCCCAAAATATATCTAACAAAGAATTTACTGGTTCTGTTTCATACACCGCTAAAAAAGGCTCCATGTTAGCATTTGTAACACCTATAGATTGTTGTAGTGTAGATATTCTAGCTATAAGTGGATTTGTATCTAACTGATAGAAGTTATTAACGGTTTGAACATGTGCATAACCCATGTTTAAATCATTAGCTGTAGCTATTGTAGACGCTGTATCTGTTGAAGAACCTGGAAAGTATTGTGTATTAGAAGTTGTTGCTGATACAAAATTGTTTTGAACTCTACCAAACAACTGTACAGAACTTCTATACTGTTTTTGATCTGGCCCGACTTCAGATAAATCTCTAGGTATTTTATTTATATTGTCGTTTATTAAAACGATATGAGCTGTTTTACCGTCTTCATTAGTAGGATAAGGAGAAGTTCCAACATGAGCTGGGTAACCATCCAATATACCAGGTAAATAACAGTTGTAGTATTCTTGTTCGGTTTGCTTTACAACAATCTTATAAGAATACCAACCAACTTGGTTTATTATGTAAGCAAATTTTATATCATTACTTAAGTTATCTTTGTGTAAATAACTATCGCTTATAGCTCCGTCGGCTTGAACTACATATGTAGGAGCGGAGGTGCTGTCCACGCTGGTTACTTTTACGTAGTCTCTATACTCACCTCTTAGGTAATCACCAATTCTTGGTATACTAGCATTGTCTGAGTTTGAAGAATCTAAAGTAAAACTTAATTCATCTTGAGAACTATCGGTAAAAGAAGCAGAATCAATAGAAAAACCTATACCAGAAAAAGCTGTATTTTGATACTGTATAGCGTAAAGCCCAGCTTGACTCAAATTATTAGTGTCGTTAACACCATTTGATATCTTATTTTGTACAACAACTTTAATAGCGTCACCAAACCAGTTCTTTATTACTGGTTGATTAGACCCGTCGTAGTACTGATTGTAAATAGTTGATCCACCTTTGAACTCACTAGTTCCAGTTTCTATACCTGTTAAATCTACCGGAGATAATATAACAGGAGTTTGTCTACCAAACTTATCACATAAGATAAAACCAACTTGATAGTTTCTATTCTGTTTCAACGTGTGGTTAGGGTATTCCACCCAAGAATCAAAGTTAACGGTTCCTTTTGCAAAAGAACCAACATAGTAATCAATAGAGTTAGGTGAAGAGTATCTATCGTAAAAATTACCATATATAACTCTATTACCAGAAGTTTCTTGAGATAAAGCTCTAATTGGAACCTTGTCATACACTCTAGTTGTTTCAAACTCAGGTAGCGTTTTGTATGGCTTTCTAGATTGATATTGATAAGAATATATGTTTGTCTGTAAATCTGATGAGGGTATAGTATTAATAGGTAGTGTTTCTAAAACTTTAACAGATAAAGCATCAGATTCTTTATACAGTACATCTAAATGTGTTATCTTGTATTGACTTTCTAGATCAGCACCTTTAGACGGTAAAGGTATTAACAGTTCCATGTTATTCATTTCGTTCTCCATGAACTCTAATATAGTTGATCTATACGAAGCGTCCTCATCACCTTCTCTAAAATAACCTTTATTTTTAGGTACATAAGCTATTTGAGTAAAAGGAGCCATCAAAGAATGTTCTCCGTCATCAAATTTAAATCTATAAGAAAATCTAACATATTTGTCTTCTAGCAAGTCAGGATCACCTGGCCAACCATCTGCGGGATCTTCCTTAGTCATGGTTGACTTTAAGAAAGTAACAGTAGCATTGTCGCTAACAGTAGCGTTGTAGGGAATCAAAACCGTAGTTGCGCCGATTTGAGTAGATAAAGTAACAGTGTTACTTGTTTTACTGTCAACGGTTACAAAATTTAAACCTTCTATAGCGGTTGTACCATCTACGTTTTTAGCCACAACAATCATTCCAACTTCTATATCATCAGTGTTTTCAACATTAATAGTTGAGCTACTAGTTGATGCTGAGGTTGTTTTTTTGCTAACTTTTTTCAATAAACTTATAGCCTCATATGGATTGTACTTAGCTACAGATATAGTGTCTTCAGTGTTATAGTAGTTAGAGTTATTTATAGCTGAGTTTATATTTATTTTTCTAGGTTGGTTTCTATTATCTGTAAAGAAAAGTAAATCCTCTATCAAGCTAACACCTAAAACCTTATTAGTAGTTGAAAAGTTTAAAAAATCTCCGCTTACTATTATTGAATAATCTGGATTATCCTGATCATATATACATATATGTGATTGATAGCTTCCAGCTAAAGGAAAATCAGTTGATGGACTATAGGTATTAGCTATTGATAAGTAAGTGGGACTAGAAGGGTTAGGATCTTTGTAGTTTGTTACAAAAGTTATTATTTTATTGTTAGTGTTATCAGAAAAATAACCTACAATCTCACAAGTACTCGCATAACCTTCTGGTAGGTTTTCAGTTATATTAGCATTACCTATAATATTTTCTAAAGCACCAACATCTGCGTCTTCTGATTTACCTACAGATATATTCTGTGCGTCGCGATACTCACCATTAGGTATAAGTCTATCATCTAAGTCTTTATTCATCTTAGATTTTAGAAAAGTATTTTTAATCTCAGCCATTTAATTCTAGTGTTTTATCCATTTAGATTTACCTCGCATAACTTGAACAAATTCGCTTAGTTTAATATTAGATAATCTTATTTTAGCATTTCTTAATTTAGCGCTTTTCTCCTGTTTCAATCTCTGAACTAAGTACTCAGGTTGATTTATTCTAGTAGAAACTATAGCATGCAGTATATAAGCGTACATAGCTTCTTCAGCCATCTTAGGGACTCTAGTATCTAAGTCATAAGCTAAACCATCAGAAATGTACTCTAAAATGATCAGACGATCAACTAAGTCGTTTGAGAAAGAAAAAGTATTTTCTCTTTCATTTATAGTAAACCAACCATTAATTTGACTAACCTCTGGTTGTATACCGTAAAATCCATTTTGCCAAGCAAAACCTTGACCAAAGCCTCCACCATATATGTTGGCCCAGACAGGTGATCCATCTTGTATTTGGTTGTTAATTACACCAATACCGTTAGTGTCCCATCTCTCTTCTGTTATAGAGGTTCCTTGTATGTTTTCACCAAAACCATCTTGTACTGGTATACCATTATCATCTTGTAAAGGTATAGCTGTTGGGTTACTTGTTAGTGTAGTTGGATATATGATATGTTTTATACCTGAGTTATCTACCCATGACATATTTACGTAATTAACATAGTCTTGTGGCATAGCAACACTTAGACTAGGTGGTATAGTTAGTTCTTGTGATTTTACACTTTTCAATGTATCATAACTAAATTCTTGCATAGCTCTTTTAGCAAAGAAAACAACATCTGTTCTTTTCACATCAGACACTATTTTACCAGCTCCAACATAAGCTACCATGAAGTTACTTACTATATCATTTAATTTAGTATACGAGTAAGATCCCCAGTTTTCTTCAACAGTGTTACCGTAGGCATCTCTATTTCCATACTCGCCACCTGTTTGAGATTTTAATTGAACAGCTACAGAAGTATTTTCAGCTAAACCTGTATTGAAAGTTATAGTATTATTTTCAACACTGTAACCTGCAGTGTACTCTGTGTAAACTTGCTGCCCAGGTGCAGCTGTATATAGTTTAAAATTATTGTTAGAATACTCAGGTTCTACAGGATTATAGCTACCAAAAACTAAATTTGTATCAAACGTTGTTGGTCCAAACAATGTCTGGTTAGCAGTGGACAAAAAGCTTTGTGCTCCTGCATAATACTGACGGTTATTTTCGGTTATTAAACCTCCATTAGGTATAGACATAGTTTATTAGCTTTTTTGGTTTATTTGTTCTGCTTGTACTTGTTGAGCAGTAAGGTTTACTAGGTTGTAGTCCTTAACCACAACGCCAGCATATAGTAATATTTTTATAATAACCTCAGGTTGCTCTGATGTGTCTAACTCAAAATCTTGAGAACCTAAAGGTATGTATTGGTAGTAGTTCTGCCCATCAGGTATTTCAAAATTCCAAACAACATTAGCTGGTTTTTTAACATAAGAAATACTAATGTTAGATTGTATAGTGTTAGGTTTTAAATAAAGTTTATTATCCTCGTATAAATATAACGGGTAATGTTCAGTGGGTTTGGTTAAAGGCGATTGATTAACGTATAGAAGGTCGTTTCTTTGCACTAACTGAGCTTCTATCTCATCTTTATAAATAACAGTACCTAACCTATATAAGTCACTTGGTAGTTCGAAGTGATCTGTTGAATAGTTAGTTGTTGCATATTTTTTAAATATAGCTATTTTTTCATCAATATTTTTTATACGATCAGCGTATTCACTATCGTTATCTGGCACTCTAAGCTGTTGGTTTAGACTTTCAAAGTAGTTTTCAAAAGTTTCAAGTTGAACTTGAGTAGCTATCTTATTGAACTCGTCAGGGGTCATATAACCTCTTTGCTCTTTATTTAGTATTAATAAGACTGTTTTATAAACCGTGTCTACGCTTATTGCCATTTGTTAGTTTTTTTATTATAATACAGAGAAGACCGCCGAAGCGATCTTCTATATATTAGTATTACATGTTATAGAAACTTTTTCTCTATAGATTTGAAAACTTCTAAGCCTTCATCTGTTTTAAAGAAAGCCGCCATAGCTGAGTATGGGTGCTCATCAAAAGGTACTGTCATAAGTTTCTTTCCATTAGAAGCCCAAACAAAAGTTCTTTGGTCTGCAGATAATTTAATTATAGCTGCTTCTGTCGCTTTAATAGCAAAGTTTCTTAATTGTACGTTTTCATCATTAGCTAGATCGATAAATAAATCTGGATTGCTCTTAGCAAACATTAAAAGATCTCTTTTTATTTCTCTACTAGTCATTTTTGAAACCTCAGATCCTACTTCTACTCTTAATATAGCTTCTGCTTGATCAACATCCATTGACTTAGCCGCATTTAAAGCTTCTATTTCCATTTCTAAATAAACTAGATCGTCAGTAGCTTTTTCTACTTTGCTAAATTCATAGTATTTAACATTTAGAGAAGGGTGGTAAATAGATAGTAATTTCTGTAAATTTTGTTTTTGTTTAGGTACAAATAAAGTACCGTTTTTAAATACCACATGACCAAGTGTTGATTCACCTTTTTGTTTTTCTACAAGTGGTGAATTTTGATTGGTTGCGTATCTTAATTCTTTTTGCTCCCCGGTTTTTTCATCGAACCATAGTAAAGGGAATCTACTAGAGTGTCTAGACGGTAGAGTAGCTGTTAATGGAGTGTATGAACCCTTTAAAATATAAGTTCTATCTTTTATCTCCCATTTTGGTTCAGCTGGTGCTTGTTTTGTTTTAATATGCTGAGGTGCAACCTCTGCTTTTACTACTGCTTTTTTAGCTTGATTTGCCATAATATAATATAATAAAAATGTTAATAAAGGTAATAATTACCCCCGTTGATATAACGAGGGTAAAAATTACAGTAATTTACTCTTGTATTAGTCAGTAAACAATACGAAATTGTTTGCTGCTTGTACACATAAACATCTTTCAGATAAGAAGTGTACTTCCATTGCGTCAAGATCAGAAGTGTAAGCTCCACCAACAGATCCAGTTAACCAAGACTTCATACGTCTGTCATCACTTTGAGATGCTCTATAACGTACGTGTAAGAAAGGTCTTCTAATGTTAGTTCCTAAAATTTGATCATAAACTGTAGAAGTTCCAGCTGGTACTAAGATACCTTCGATACCTGCGTCAGAAACAGCTCCTCTTGTAGATGCATCGTTTAAGTATTTCCAGTCAGTCTTGTAGAAGTCATAAGAACCTCTTCTGAATCCTGAGAAACCTAAGTTTAATGCCATGTCTTCTGAATTTTCAAATAACCCATAAGCAACACCACCGTTTGGTCCAGCAGATACTCCACCTAACATATTGTCGATAGTTAAAGAAAGTTGACGATTAACGAATAACATATTTTCTTCGATAGCTCCTTGAGTATCTAAGTTTTTAAGTATAGCGTCAAAATCCGTTAATACCCCAGCAGCAGGTGCAAATCCAGAATAAATGTTACCTCTTGATTTTACAGCAGCAAATAAACCTTCAGTTCCTTTGTACTTAACATCTCCAGCGATAGCAGCAACCCCTGATCCAGCAGCAGCTTTAGTTCCCTCAACTACAGACATTTCTAAGTAATCTTCAAAACGTAATCTAGTTTCAGATTCAGCTTTTAGATACCATAAATATCCTCCAGTTCCATCTTCAGTAGCAACTTCAACCCATCCAATCTGAGCAGCGTCAGATCCAGAGATAGCGTATTTGTCTTTAATGATGATAGGTGAATTAGAAAACTGCGTAAAAGAAGGAGTGATTGATTTAATATCAGCGTCTCCAGTTCCTTTTTTGTACTCAGATCCATATACGAAAATCTTAAGTCCAGTATCAGCAACGTTGAAAGTAGCGTCAAGATCAGCTCCAGTATAAGTAGCAACTGTAAGAGTAGCTAAAGTAGCAGACGTATTAACACTATCTGTTACCAATGCTGTTACTTCTAATCCATTAGATGGATCCATAACTACAATAGTGTCGTTTTTAGAAATAACGTTGTTTACTTCAGTCGCCGCTCCAATAGCAAACGTCAAAGTAGTTGCTGTAGCAACAGTTACGTCATTGTAAGCAACGTGTAATCTGTTTTGTTCAGACCATACTACTTGATCAGAGCTCATAGGCATTTCAGCACCTACCATACGTAAGAATCCAGATAACGTTCTGTTTCCATAACGCTCTACTTCTTGTTCATAAATTTCAGGTAGATATTGTTGTGCAAAATCGTTTCCTGATCCGTCTGTAAAACTTAAATAGTTATCAGACAGTAATTGTTGTTTTTGACTCGGCTTAATTGAACCGAATGCGTTGTTTAATGCCATTTTTAAATGATTTTAAATGTTAAATTTTTATTTTTTTTATTCTTAATTTCGATGAACTTAAAGCATCCTCGTTTAACACCTTTACTTTGATACCATCTTTAAAACCTGTTTGAGGCGATTGCCTTAAGGTTTGACTTGGATTTTTTGAACTGTCTACAACTTGTTTAACAGCATCAGCTTTTCCTTGTTCGTAAAAATGATTAGCAATAGTATCGACATTAGCAGCGGCGTACATTGCTTTGTGATAACCCGCTGGGTCTTTAACACTACCATCTTGATTAAGGAACTTCCCTACGATGTTATTAATGTTTGACTGGGTTTCTGCAACTTTACTAGGGTCCTTTACACCATACCTGAATTTCTTATCTCCTAAATTGAAATCAAAACCTTTGAAATCTTGTGAGAATAGTTTTTTAGTTTGGTCCTTGAATAACTCATGTTGTTGCTCAGCTTTGCCTTGCTCTTCGTTATATCTATTGAAAAAGTCTACAGCTTTTTGTTGTTCTTGAGTTACGCCCGGTCTCAACTTGATCTCGTCGTAGTACTTACTCTTTGTTTCCTCCAAAAAACTTCTAGCTTTCGCAACTTCTTCTTTAAATGCAAGTTTCTTCTTGCGTATATCTCTTTCTTCGTCTATTTCTTCATCATAAGAAAAATCCTCAAGTAAAAGACTTAAATCCTCACTATCTAAGTAAGGTTTTGTTTTTTTGTAATACTCTTTAAGTAATGTATCATTATCGACATTAGAGTAATCAGCGTTTAATCTAACATAGTCGTTTATTGTACCACCAGTCTCCTTCATAAATGAAACTAACTTTTCAATATTTTCTGGCAAATCAATCCCAGCTTTTTGCTCGACTATAGCTTGTTCTAACTGCTCCTCTAATACTTCTGCTTCATCTTCAGTTTCTTCGTTAGTTACTTCCTGTATAATAGGTGTATCTTCTTGTACTGTTTCTTGTTCTTGAAGGTTTTTTTCTTCAACAACCTCCTCAACAACCTCTTGAACAACCCCCTCTGTTGTATCTTCTTCAGCGTTAATTACTACTTTAGTAACATCTTGCTCCTCACTGTTTTTAGATAAATCAACTTTTATAGGTTCGCTTTGCGTTTTACCTAAATTTTTAGGTTTAATTTTTTTACCCTTTAAGGAGAAATCTCCCTCTTGTTTTTCTTGTGACATAATATAATATAATTAAATAGTTAAAAATTTGCTTTTAATTAAAGCTAGCTACTATAAACCAAAGCCATTTAAGTCATCAAAAGCTGATGATTCAAAATCTTTAGGTAACTCATCGTTCTGTCTTTGAGCTATCATTTTTGATTGCTGTGTAGCTTGTATTCTTGTTCTTTCGTCTTTACGATCTTCTATTTCAGCATCTTTGCTTTTTTCTGCATCGATTTTTATTTTAGCTAGCTGGAATTGGTAATTAAATTCTTCAGCCATTAACTCTTTCTTTATTTGAGCTTCTGTCTGCATTCTCTGTATTTCAAACTGTGACTTAGCTTGCTCTACACTAACTTTCTCTTGAGTAAGTGCTTGCTGTTTTTGTACTTCAGCCATCGCTGCTTTCTCCGCTGCTTGAGCATTTGCTTGTGCTTGAGCTTGAATATTAGCCTGTTGCTCAGCCATTTTTAGTTGATGACGCTTTTTCTTTTTAAGCTTTAATAACTGATTAGCCATTTTTAAGTTCCTAACTTGTCGTATATCTATAACGTCGTCAAGATCTATACTTTGAGTCTGAAGTGCTATTTGTAAGTTTTGCTCTAGTTTAGCTTTTTCTTCTTCGTCAGGTTCTAATTCTAGATATATACCAAAATCATGTAAGTTTAAGCTTTCAATTTCCTTAAGGGTTTGAAAGTTGTAATTAGATATACTTTGCTTTAATGAATTAGCCGTTAATGGGTATGATAAAGAATCAGCAATTTTCAAAGAAATATTCTCGCAAACTCTTAAAGTTAAAAACAACTGAGCCTGCATCAAGTGCCTAGTAGCTGTATTTGAAGCGTTTACAGCCATTTTCTGTAAACCTAATAAAGAATCTTTGTCTGGAGTAGAAGCATCTCTAGCTTCGTTTAAACCAGTTACATCTCTTATCATCTGTAGATAGTACTGATAAGTACCTATTAAACTTTGTATTTTAGATTGTCCTGATGATGATGCTAATTCTTGAACAGGTATTTTACCAGCGTTTAGAGAACCGTCTTGTGTAAGCGATCTACCTACAACACTACCTGTTTGGAAATACATATTTAAAGCTTCAGCTGGGTTATAAGTTGTACCGTTACCTAAGTCAACTTCTGCTAAACCGTCCATATCCAAGAACACACCGTCAGGTACTATTCTAGACATCACTTGCTGTAGTTTTAAGTGTGTCAACTGAATCATATCAGCAAAACCAGTTATTCTACTAACTATAGATTCTATTCTTCCTTTGTATATTCTAGGTGCGCATATAGAATAGTTCATCTCCACCTTTGTTGTATCAGCATAAGGTCTAGACATGTTTTCAGCTAGTTTCCACTCTAGCATATGGTTGTTACCTAAAACCTTAGCACCAGTGTATAAAACCTCTATACTTCTACTTACTCTTTCAAAATTGTCATTAGACGGTGGATTAAAGCTATCTGTTTTTTCTATAGCTTTTTCCAAACCACTGTCTGTTGTTTTTATTTTAAACACTTGGTTCATATAAGTCTTGTATTCAAAATACATGACTTGAACAGTGTTTGAGTCATAGTTACCCCAACCTGTTACGTATTGAGAGTTGCCAGGCATTTTCTGTATAGAATCTAATTCTTCTTCAGATATGTTTGGAAACTGCTTTTTTAATTCAGATATAGTTATGGATTTTACTTCACCAACATAGTATATGTCTTCAAAGTTAGGGTCTTCAGTATACGAGTAAACCATATAAGCTGGATCAACATAATCTATAGTAACTCCGTTTGAAGGGTTAAAACCTGTTTTTACCGCAGCTATACCTAAGACTGTTAAATCATGATTTAATCTACGTCTTGTTAGATTATATTTATTTCTAGCTAAAGTGTTGTTTATAACTTCTTCTTCAGCAACTTCAACACCTTGTTTATAAGATAATTGCATATGCAACTCTAGCTCTTCAAGGTTAGAAGGTAGTTCGTCTTGTTTTAATTTTGATCTTGAAAAATCTAATCCAGTGTTTTCTTTTGCTTGCTGTATCAAGTCTTGAGCAACCATATCTGCCGCTATCTCATTAGCATGATCTGTTCTTTTCTTTTGACTTTCAGGATCTTGCGCGTAAGCAACTATATCGTATTCTTTATTAGACATCCCGTTGACTACGATATCTACAAACTTAGGTATAACTGGTACTGGTTTCCAGTCTAAATTTAAATAAGATAAATCACCATTTATTGATAACTCATCTTTATACTTCGCTATAGATTGCTCACCTCTAGCGTATAATCTAAGTTGGTGGTAACTGCTATAGCTTTGAGCGTATCTGTTTCCAGAACGACCTTCTTGAAACCACTCTCCCTCGATAGCCCTAGCTACTTGAATACCATAATCTAAGCTTGCTTTGACTTCATCGCTAACTACTTGGCTAGGGAAAGAGCTATTACCATTGGTGTATACTTTCATTTATCTTATAATTTTTGACGACATTCCTTTGTTATCGTATCGTTTTATACCTAAGTCTATATTTTTACGTTCTCTTTTAGCGGTAGGCATATATCTATTCTTGTTACAAGCCATTATAGCTAAACCGGAACTTATAGAAGCATCGTGTTTTGTTCTGTTATTTATATTAAATTTAGCCCAGTCTTCTAATGTTCTCTGAAAATACATACTACCATAACCATTAGGTGTGTTACCTACGTTCTCTTCTATATATGATTCTATAGCTGCAGCGTGTGCTTGTTTTATATCTTCACTAGAGTTAGGTATACCACCAATTTCTCTTTCAGTTATAGATAATTTATTATATATTTTATCTGGCCTATTCATTGAAAAACCTCTATATCCTCTTCTTTTAAAATGATACAATAATCTAGGTTTATTATTCTCTGCTAATATAGGCATACCGTAAAATACACAAGCCATTAACACATCTTCAAAAAATATCTCAGCAGTTTGAGGTCTAGCTATATACTCTAGAAAAAATACATTTGGTGGTACGTTTTCCATAGAGAATTTTGTTAAACCGTGTAGAGATCCATTAGAACCTCTTTTATCAACAGTACCTGATATATCATAACTATCACAGCCAAAAGCTCCACAGTGCTCGTTACCAGGGTATTTAATACCATTTTTAACAACTATTCTATTTTGTAATTCAACCTGTGGAACCCAAGATATTTTAAATCTTCCATCTTTGTTAGGGTAAAACAATACTCTACTGTCTTTTACCCCGTTTTCCCACATAAAACTACCTGTTGTTACAGTAGAAGTATTCTGTAGATCAGCATTATAATCTATTTGCTCATATATTTTAGTTAGATTAAATAAAGACTCTTTAGCCTCATCCCTAAAAGCGTGTTCCTCTGTTCTTGGAAACTGCCTATAGTATTCATTTAATCCGTCTTGATCATCTTTCAAGCCATCAACTTCATTCTGCCAATGTTCTATTACTCCTTGATTTATAATATCACCTAAAGGATCTAAAACTTCCTCTTCCGGTGTATCGAATACAGGTAATCCATGAGAATCAATGAATCCTTCGTAGTTCCACTCCATAGGAATGAACAAACTATATAGTCCCGAGCTAGTCTGTCCGTTGCGGTTTCTTTTTGTTGCGTCGGAATCATAATATAATTTTTTAAAATTCTCCCCACCTTTATCTAAAGCATTTGACGTGCTTCCCATCATACACTTACCTATAACTCTAGAACCTAATCTTAAACAGGTTTTTGTAACTCTCCAGTTGTTTAGTATATTTGTAGGTTTTTCCCACTTTCCACTCTCATCGTGAACTAAAAGCTTTAATTTTTCACCGTCGTACGAGTTGTCCCCGGTGTTCTTCCAGTCGATCGTTGTATCGAGCCCGGTGATTTCCTGTAGCTTTTCATTGGTGTCAAGTTTTTTTCTGGTGAATTTTGACGCGGGTACTCTATAGGCAAGCTCCGTCTTCGGCCTGTCCATACCGTCCTGGATTGGTTTGAAGAAGAAGGGATAATTAACCGAGATGGGTACAACTTTATCAGTAAACATCTTTTTCGCATCTGGGCCAGACTTTGATAAAATTCCGAATCTAGAGTCTGTGGATATTGTAGCTTGATTAACCGTCTCGCCTGAGGCCATGAAAGAAAACCCTGACCGTCTGTTCTTAAGATAGCACATTCCGTAACAACGTACATCTGCTTTGCAAGCTTCCCAGAATATAAAGAATAATCTGTTCGATTCCCTGAAGTTTGGCTGCCCAACATCAATTTTGGACCACTGCAGGTACATGTAGTGAGTACCAGTAATGTAACAAGGCTTATCTTTGTTATAAAACCAAAAACCTTTTTCACGTCTTTTAAACTCTTCGTCAATATAGTCATACCATTTTTCTTTAAATTGCACAGGATGCTCGTCCCAATCAAATACTGATTTTATCTTTGAAAGCTCTTTAGGATATTCAATGTGTTTCCATTTATTTCCTTCGAACGCGACAACGTCTTCATCTTTAGGTAAAGCTATTTTTATGTTTTGTATTTCGTAAATTTCACCTATCTTACCAGTCTTGCTGATAACAATCATATCAAATTCACTGTTATAACCGTAAGCCCACTTGTTATACCTGTTGTTTTTATTTAAAACTTTAGGTTTTATATAATTAGGTAGTATTTTATATAGTGATTGCTCGTACATTACTTGGATCTTCCTTCTGCAAAACCTTTAAAAGCTTTTTCTTTCTTTTCTACAGGTTTTTCGTTAAGCATATTCTCTTCGTCTTCAATACGTTTAAGTATTTCAAAAGCATCAAATATAGCTAGTTTTTTTGTAGCTGCAGCGTTTTTCAATCTGTCAGCAGAAATATCATCATCAGAATCTACAATAGCTTCTTTAGCTACCTTTATCAATTCTTCAACTGCTGCTTGCCCAGCTTGGATTATACTCTTCTTCGTCTCCTTTGTATTCATATTTAATTACAATATCATTTGATTTCATACAATATAATCGCTCTCCATCAATTATAAATTCAAACTCACCGTAAGGCGTATAACCTACTAAGTCTCCAGGAGCAATTTTAACGGCTTCTAAGGAACTATTACCATATTTTAGTATTCCTATAAGCTTTCTCTCTTTATCCAGCGTTAGATCATTATTATCTAACAATGGTTTTACAAAGCATCTATCTTGAAAAGATTTCCAATGACCAGAGTTTTTGTATAAATATATTTGATCAGGTGAACAAAAGTATAGATCATTTATAAATTTAGATCTACTATCTTTTCTTTTACCTCTAATGTCAAAAAAACTTCTAAAAACGTTGTGATGTATAATAACAATATCGCCTTTTTTAATAAGCGTTTTATAAGCTGATGGAGTAGAGACTACAACAGCTTTATTGCTAACAGCTTTAAAGTCTTCAGTATTTGCATTAGTTATTAGGCTTTTGTCACCTACTTTGATTTCGTTGTCGTATCTCTTTTTTATGGGTTTTACGATAAAGTCAAATAAACTATTCATTAATATTCTAAGTCGTATTCAACGGATATAGCCATGTTAGAATTAAACTTCTTCCATGGCATTATCTCGTCTTTCTTTTTAATATATATACTGTAAGAGTCATCTTCTTCGGAGTATAGTATAGCTGATATAGTATGACCTCCATAAACTTGCTGACTTACAGCGTAATGCATTGCATCATTTTTGTAATCAGAACCTATACTTATTTTTCTAATTACAGAACTCATTAGTCTTCTGATTTAACAACTGATAATTCAGCTTCTTGTTCTTGTTCAATTAAAGTATAACTACCATCTGTCATATCGATATTGATAGCTCCATACTCTTCTTCGAGTTCTTTCTTAGTTTCATGTATTTCCTGAGAAATAGCTGCTTGAGCATGTAATGTTTCATGTTTACGAACTTCGATAACTCCTATATCAGTTAACACGTTTTGAAGCCTACCTTGTTGCTCTTTAATTTTTTCTAATTGTTCTTCTTTGATTTTTAACATTTTGATTTAATTTAATTGGTTGCTATTACTACTATTATTACTTGTTTCTATTATTTTTACTTTTTAAACATTGGTGCTAATTTATCTACTATTTTTTCACCACTTCTACCTATTACATAACCTCCAATACCTATTTCAAGTAAATTCCAGAATTCTGGTTCTAACGCAGGTGTTATTAAATGTGTAGATAGTTGTGATATAAATTTAGTATATATAATTATAAAACCAAATGAAAGCATTAGTATCGGTCTCCAGCTTCTTTGTAACCAGTTACCTTTAGCTTCTGCTACAATTATTTCGGTTTGCATTTTTTGCAGTTCTAATTGTGCATCTTGTAATACTTTAAATATTTTATTTCTAGCGGCTAGCCTTTCTTCTTCGCTGGTAAATAAGTCATCGACTACATCACCAACTTGTTTAAAAACTTTAGTACTGAAAAATTCTAATATCTTTTTCATTAGTCAACTGGTTTTCCTGGAGTATATGTAAATTGACCAGATCCTTTTCTAACACTATATGAACCTAATTTGTTTTTCACTCTTGTAACCATTGATTTTGGATATTTTGCTTTAACAGTTTCAAACTGCTCGTCAAATCCTTTGACGTCTTTTGCTGCCTTTGGTTTTTTTATCTCTGGTTTTTTAGGATCTTCTTTCACATGAAGAGGTGATATGAATCTTTTTACTTTAAATGCCATAGTTATTTTGCTTTCTTATACGCCTCAGCTTCCCAAGGTAGGTTTTTAGCTCCTTCTTTCATTTGAGCTCTTGAATATTTTTTACCTTTCCAGTACACATTGTTGTCATCATAATCTAAATCGCCGCGCTTCATTTGGTCTATATGGATCATTTCATGACTTATAACTTTTTTAGACTGAGCTGGGCTTAGGTACTTATTTATAAGTATAGTACCATTATTATTAGCCATACCTAAAACACCTTCTTCCATATCAACTCGATATATAGGAGTATTATTGCAATCAAACGGTGGTTTAAGCTTAAAAGACATGTTAGTATTTTTTACAACCTTTTTTCTGTAAAGGAGTGTTTTTAGCGCAGTGCTTAGAAACAAAAGATACTTTCTTTTTAACTGGCGATTTACCGTGCGTCATTTTGGCTGGTGATTTTTTTCCGTACATAATTATTTTGTTTTTACCATTTAACTTTATCAGCCCAATAAGCAGCTGACATTTTACCTTTCTTTATGTTTTTAGCATGTCTAGCTTTGAAACTAGCTCTTCTAGCTTTAGACTTAGCGTCAGTTTTCTTTCCAGCAGTGCTAACTCCCTGTTGACCAAACCTAATTATTTTCTCTTTACCACCTGAACAAGCTTTTACTACGTGAGACTTAGTAGCGTGGCTTGGTGTTTTTTTAGGCTTATTACAAGCCATTTTAGATTTATCTAATTTTGCCATATTACTTTTTATTTAAGTTATACCATTTCTGAATAGTATAACCAATAGAAACAGCTAATAATGTTAGTTTTAATACTACATCTATGTTAGACATAGACACAGCTAAAGCGCTAGCGTTTATCATATACAGTTTTATATCTCCTAGTGACCCCATGTTATCCTTTAGCTCTTTGAGTTATTGGTTTTTTTAACGAATCACAACCGCAATCAGCTAACTTTAACTTCATACCTTTAGATCCACTACTAGACCCTTTACCATGTGGTCTACCTAGTTGACTTAGTGGTCCGTCCCATATAGTGTTTTCACCAACAACGCCTCCGGCGTTAGTGTCAGCTTTTGTTACTTTTTTTGCCATAATTTATATATTTATTCTTTATATCCTTCAGTTCTTGCTTTTATAACATCTGCTTTAGTGATCTTTCCATCTCCTGTTTGATCTTTAAAGTACATTGGAGTCTGAATTACACCAGCTTGATTTTGCATAGATTTTTGTCTTTGCTCTACACTACCAAATATTTGTTCACCAGCATTAGTGACAGCTTGGTTAAATAATGGCTTAGCTAAACCCATTTGATTACCTGGAGTAGGCGTAGCGTATGTTAGTTGTTGATCTGGGATCTGTTGTCCAGTTAACGGGTCAACATACTTTATAGGTGCGTTGCCTGTTGTAGCTTTTAAGTCTTGTTTGTAAGTAGGCATAGTTATCTTTCTTTATCGTTATTAACATTATGTATGGCTGTAGTTAAAACTTTATCTGTATAACTATTACCGCTTATTATTTTATTTCTTCTAGAACTAGTTGGTATATCATCTTCACCTAGCATTATTCTATATATTCTATTTATGAGTTGCTTACCTTTAAAAGAAACTTGATATATATTATATAGTTGAGTTGTTCTATTTCTAGGTCTCCAAACTTTTATCCAACCGGCTTTTAACAGCTTGTTCCAACGTCTATTGTCCCAACTGTAAGAATATGAACCTATTTTAAAATCTTGTTTAGAGAAATGCTCTATGCAATCAAGATATATTAGAAGCTCTAAATCAGCGTCATTTAGATTGTTGTTTTTGCAGGCCCATTTACGTATTATACGATAATGTTTTAACAAGTTCATGTCTTTGACATCTCTTGCGTCTAGTCTTTTCATAAAACAACAACTATATCCTCTAGTTTAATGACATGATAAAAATCTCTATCTATTTCTATCTTGTGACCGGCGTGTCTATCGAAAAATATTTTATCATTTTCACTAACGCCAACTACATCACTTCCGATAGAAATTACACTAGCTTCTATATATCTAATATCTTCTCTATGTGATTCAGCAAGAAGTAGACCACCTTTAGTTTTAGTGGTCCCTTCTTTTATTTTTTTTATAATTAAATTTCTACCTATTGCTTTCATCTCCAACTCTTAAATTATTGATTACACAATCTGTAGATAATATAGTAGTTGCTACTGAAGCCGCATTTCTTAAGGCACTTTTAGTAACCAGTAGCGGATCTATAATGCCAGCTCGTACCATATTTACGTCTTTACCTGTAACCACGTTTAAACCTCTATTTTTTCTATCAGGATAAACTAATTCTAAACCAGCGTTAGATAGTATAGTCTCGTAAGGCGCTTTTATAGCTTCTAATAAAACTTCTTCGCCTTTGTTCTTAGCTTTTATGTACGTAGACGCGTTGAGCAGAGTAATACCTCCTCCTGGAATTATACCTTCTTTGATTGCGGCTTTTGTAGCACAGATAGCGTCTTCGACTCTGTCTGTTTTTTCTTTAAGTTCAATGTCTGAATTCGCTCCAACCTTGACAATTGCAACCTTAGCAGATAAACGTGCAAGTCTAGTTTCAAGTCGTATAACATTTGCAGGAGATTTTTCAGTCTCAAGCTGTTCTTTAATTTTACGAATAAGTTCATTTACTTCTTCTGGTGTTTCTTTTATTTGTATAATAGTATCTTGTTCACCAGTTACACTTCTAACACATTCACCTAGCTTATCTACCGATATAAGATCTAAATCATCTCCAAGATCCTCGTTGATAATAGTAGCTCCAGTCAACATAGATAAATCCGTTAGTGTATCTTTTTTATTGATACCAAAGGTAGGTGCGTTAATAACATTTACCTTTATATTTCCTTTAACCTTATTCATCGCTAACGCTGATAAGACTGGCTGATCTATATCAGCAACAATAAGTAATGACTTTGTATTTTTAATAACGTACTCTAATACAGATTGAATTTGCCTAATACTTTCTATAGGTGAATCAACTAGCAATACTAAAGGGTTTTCAAGTACAGCTTCTTTGGTTGACCTGTTTGTTATAAAATTAGAGTTTGTTAATCCTTTTTCATATTGTATTCCGTCTACAACGTCAACATAAGTTTCAGACTCACTTGTAGGCTCCATCATAACCACACCGGTCTCTCCTACTGATCTAAAAGCATCTCCAATAACCTTACCTAAGCTTGGATCGTTATTTGTCGATATAGTGGCCACAGAATCAATCATGTCACCAGTTACTTGTATGGAATTTTTTTCTAAATATTTAACAACTTTTTCAACAGCGGTGTTAATACCGTTTTTTAAGTCTCTACTATTGTAATCCTTGTCAAGCTCGTAAGCTTGTTTGAGTATAGAGTGAGCTAATACCGTGGCAGTAGTCGTCCCATCTCCCGCTTCTTTAACTGTTTTTCTAGCGGCTTCTTTTAAAAGAGTGGCACCCATATTCTCTACGGGGTCTAATAATACTATTGAATCAGCTACAGTTACACCATCTTTGGTTATAACTGGTTTACCACTACCGTCTTCTAATATAACGCATTTACCGCTAGCTCCTAATGTAGAGCTAACTGCTTTTGTTAGTTTCTCTATACCTTTAAACACTGTAATCTTGGCGTCTTCTCCAAAATTCAAGTTTTTAACAATTTTGTCTGACATAATTTAATTGAATTTGATTTGATTTGATATATTTATATCATCACTTGAAATAGTAGTTTTTTACCTAACTACTAACTGATTCAGTTGTTTCTGGATCACCCTCTTCAGGATCTGAAGGCTGTACCACTGGAGACTCTTCAACAATTGGGTCTGGAACTACGTCTTGCCAAGTGAAGTATAAGTCCTCGTTTACAGGTGTAATTTGAGATTGTATGTTTGCATCTATACTAGCTTGCATCGCTTGCACGTCTAAAGAATCCTCTAACCATCCTATAACTACATTTTCAAAAGCCTCAGTGTCTTCGTAAGGTGTAAAAGGCTCTCCTGCCACGTATGTATAAGATTGAGTACCGATAGTAGTTGATGAATAAACCTGTCCATTAGATTCTTCGGAACCAGTGTACCTGTAATGTACTGTGTAGATTACGTTTTCTTCACCTTCTGCTTGAATGTGCGCGTTCATTGCTGGGATATCCCATTTGTAAGTAATTGCCATTTTTATTTATTTATTTATTTATTTATTTATTTATTTTATTTATCAGGGTTAGCAGTCAACTACATCTATTACAACTCCCGAATTATTTACATCAAATGTAAGATCTCCAGCGGGGACATACCAGTAATTTGGGGCAATATAAGTATAAAGACCAGCACTATCTTGATATATAGTGTCTCCGACGCTAGGGTATGTTCCGGAACCGTTGTGCCAAAGGTTCCTTAGTGTAGTACTACTACCAAGAGAGCAAGCTGTGACAGCATTTCCATAAGAGGCACTATTGTCAATCTTAAATAGGGTTAAACTTACCGCTCCGTAGTTCCTAAAGTTTAATAAATTATCTTTTGATCCGCTGTAAGTAGAGTCAAAGCTACTAGCTACAGCGTCAGCAAAGCAATCAACTAGATCATCTGTAGTTGGATTTACTTCATCAACAACATCCTGTAGTGAGAAAGTGCTTGTATTAGGTACACCCATTATTTTTCTAGTTTTTCTAATCTTGCTTCTAGCTCAGCAATTTTAGCAATTAGTAAATCTATATACTTGACTGATTTAAATCCTTCTGTGTCTGTATTAACAAATTCAGGGTGAGACTTTTCTAACTCTTGAGCTATAACACCGTATCTTTTCTGCCCTTTATCTGTTTTTAATTCAAAAGTTTTCCAATCCGCTTTAACTCTATTATCACATACTTTCTTAACGTTTTCTTTTAATCTTTCATCTGAGGATAATATAAAGTTTGTAGCTGTAACCGTATTTGAAAAAACAGTAGCACCAGTTGCTCCCATGAACATTCTAGTAGCATAACCACCTCCGTTACCTAGTCTAATAGCAAAACTAGAGTTTCCATCATCTCTACCTTGTAGTACTAATCCACCGTATTTAGAAAATGCTGTTTCTGTTTGAGATGTTGGATTTGTAGTGTATATGGCTGATCCGTCCGGCAAAGCATCTGCTTGTGCTTGCGATACATATGATCTTATGTCAATATCTCTCCAGTTACTAGTGGTATCTGTTGCTGATATTCTAATACCATTATTAGTTCCCGATATTACATCGAGTTTCAAGTTAGGACTTGTAGTTCCTAGACCTAAATTACCTCCATTAATGTAGCTACTAGTGTCAGATCTTAATCTAACATTTAGGTTACCGCTATCATCTCTAAGTAGCAGCTCACCGTCTCCATTGTCAAACCATAACCCCGACGGGGCGTTCCCTGAGCTATTATAACCTAAAACTGCCCAATCACTAGTTGTTGGAGCTTGAGATCTAACGGTGCCATTGACGTGTAATTTATCGCCAGGAGTAGTAGTTCCGATACCTACGCTACCCGCGGTATCAATAGTCATCCTTACAGTTGCTGCATCGTTATTATAGAATTTAAGCTTATTGTCGCTTGAATTAAATTTTATTGCGGCAGCTTGACTCATGTCCGCTTGTAGATCTCTAAATATTATACCTGAATCTGTTTCTGTAGTATCGGTAATGTAGATAAATGGAGCGCCTCCCTGTACCTCTAGTTTTGCCTGGGGGTCAGTCGTTCCAATACCCACATTGCCAGAATCATCAATACGCATAGCTTCATCGCTGGCACCATAACTAAATATTAATTCATTAGTAGCACTTGATTTAATGGAAGCTCTTTCAGCCCCTCCAACAGTTTCTCTAAATGTGTAACCTCCAGCAGTTCGACCTATTCCAATATCTCCATTAACTTCTAACCCAGTAGCAGGACTAGTCGTTCCTATACCTATTTTACCATCAACAATAACATTAGAAGATTCTACGTTTCCATCTTCTCCACCATAACGCCAACCTTCGGTAGCTGTATGTTCGTATGCAGCGCCTGTGTAACCTGGATCTGTAGTTGTTGGTGTAACTATTTCATCAGCTAATGGATATATACATACTTCAGCTTCTGTAGTAGTTGAACCGTTGTGTTTAGCTTCAATAGAAAAATCTTCATTATTGTCAGATGTTATTCTTAATGTAACTTCTGTGTAATCACCATTAGAAGATTTAACGTGTATGTCTTGTGAATGATTTACTGTTATATCAAAAGTACAAGCAAATACCACGTTGCCACTTGTACCAGTCATTGTCATCTTTAAAATAGAACCAAGGCGATCACCATTAACAGTGGCTAGCATAGTGTATGTACTAGAGTTTATACCTGATCTATTGAACTGAATCATTCTAGCACCAGTCTCAGTTGTTAAATACGTGTTTGAATCAACACTTCCATCAGCTTTTAAGAATTGAGAACTTGTTCCACCATCTTTAACTAGTGAGTTAGCGGTTGTGCTTCCACTCACTACAAGATTTCCATTAGGGATTGATACGTTATTACTACTATCTGCTGTCAATGAGTCAACGCTTGTGTTCACTAATTTAATAACACTCGTGTCAGACTGTATTAAAGCACCATCTCCTAATTCTTCTATATCACCTAAAGTGAAGGTACCAAGCGCTGGGTTTGCTCTAAACACGTCGTCTCCATTAGTAACCGCACTAGACATGATAACTTGCCCACTAGTTATCAAGTCTGATTTTATCTTTATTATACTTTCAGCGTCATCCACCTCTATCTCTGTACCAGATCCAGCGCCACCAGCTGAAAGTGATAATACATCTCCTTTAGTGAAAACATAACGTGCGTCATTTAATTCTATATTACCTCCAGAAGTAATACCTTGTTCTGATCCAATACTTGAGTTCTGCAAGTCTTCTAGCGTGTTACCTTTTATATTGTAACCGGTCTTACTATTTTCTAATACCGGTGTTTCTGCCGTAAAGTCCCCATAGGCAGGTATAGTCCCTGGCGCTGTTACAATAACGTAGTAAGTACTAGCTACTGTAACTTTTACTTGAATATATTTTTTACCATACGTTGTATCTGCGGTCTCTTCTAATACTCTAACTCCTTGTATTCTATTTTGGTGACCTCCACAATTTAGCACTGTAAAATTACTATCATTATAGCTACGCATCCATTCTATCCTAATATAAGAATGATCACCAGAGTCCCCGTCTGTTACATAAATCTCTCCAGCTTTTCTAGAACCTGACGCTTGAGCTACTGTTATCCACCCAGCAGCAGCAGAGCCACTAGAGCTATCAACAATGTGAGCTAATTTTGACGCGTCCGCGTTAAGCGTTACAGCACCAGAAGTACCTCCACCCGTTAAAAAAGTACCAGCAGCCACCTCTGTTATATCACCTTGCGGCACGCCAGCGATAGCGTTGTCAACGTAAGCTTTAACGCTTTGTTGCGTAGCAAGCGCTGTAGCGCTATTACTAGACATATCGTCTTGATCTAGTATTGTTGTAACCCTTGCACCTGTACCTATACGAACACCACCGTTGTTCATATCTAATCTTCTAGTTCCACCGGTTGAAAAACCTAATGCGTCAGCAGAAACGCGGTACATACCAGTATTTACATCGTCATAAAAACCATAACCTACTTCTGAGGCAGATCCAGATTTTTGAACAACTACTCTACCATTGTTAGCAAGTACTAAAGTTTGATCATCCTCACCTGTAAGCCAAAAAGAAGAACCGCCTCCTTGAGAATTACTATCACTATGATAGTATGTTATTCTACCGTTTTGAGTTGCAGTGGATGTGCCATTGTCATTAAACTCAATACCAGCTCCACCTCCGTTGGTTGTATTCCTTATCTTTATTAAAGGCGAAGAAGAGTTTTCTATAGACAACGGTTGTAATGGAGCAGTCATTCCTATACCAACATAGCCACTCTGAAAGTAGTGACCTACTGCGTTTGCAAATGAAGTTCTATGATTGTCATCCATTTCAACAACGAAGAAATTAGCATTTCCATTTTTACCCATTACTATTTTAGGGCTACTTTGAGTGGTTGTGCCATCTGCGTCTGCGAAAATACCTAAAATACAATCCCCATTTGCTCCAGCTCCAGATGTCATTTGTAGATAGTATGGTGTGCTAGGTGACGGTACTCCAATGCCAATCGGACCGGTAAAGTATGAAACTCCGTTTGAGTTAATATCAAGTATTGGTACACCAGATATATCTGACACGGCGAATATAGATCCGCTTAAGTCATCGGTTACTGAAAACAGTTGCCCTTGTGAACCTTGAACATCTACAACAGTTCCGCCTGATGCGCCTGCAACAATTAATCCTTTTTTTACTTTAAATTCGTTTGCCATATTATCTTTTTTTCAATATCCAAAAAGTTATTATTTTATTTTACCCAGTACCAAATTATACCTGGTTGTTGTTTTTGTGGTGATATGTAAGGAGCAGGGTTGTAACCGCTATATTTAGAAACTAATGTACCCCACCAGGATCCCGTGTTATTCCAAGTACTTAAAGTTTTATTTCCTGTACCTATCCAAGGCATCCTATTTGATACAGCTTGATTTGATCCAACTGTGCTATTTATAGTCCAAGTGTTCCATTTTACAAGATTAGTAGCAATTTCATTGGACATGTCTGTTGCTATAAAGGTATTATCAAAATCCGCTTCCCATATTCCGCCCCAAGTACCCATTGTTTCTGCATCTATTCTATAATTTAGTTTTCCACTTAAATTTGTCTTTAATGAATCAGCTAAACTAAGTATAGAGTAATTACTTGTTATACTGGGAGTTGAGCTATTTAATGACAGTACAGTTGTTGTATTCCATGCGGATCCTTGTGTTTCAGAACAAACTATTAACGTCCACCCGCCTCCCGCTGTCACCATATCTACATACATTTTTTGAGCAGAAGACATAGTAGATGTTTTCACCCAGTAAGAACCACTAGGTACAGATTTGTTATTCTGCAAAATATCATACCCAGATTTAGCTGGGTTGTTTTCATATACTCCTAAGTTTGGCCCTACGTACATTATATAAATCTTGATTTTAGTGCGTTATAATTTTTAGATACTTCCGCATCAGTTAATTTTCTATTATAGCAAAGTATTAGCGCTAAATTCCCCTTTAATCTTCTATCGTAAAAAGAAGATGATATTTCGTATCTAAACGAAGTGCCAAAGCCGCTAGTGTTACTTCTATAGCTTCTAACAAAGTTCATTTTTCCACCCAGATCATAGTTACCTGAAGATAAAGCGTCTGTTTCACCATTTATAAAAACGTCAGAAACTGATCCATACTGCCAATCATTTATATCTGGAACTGAATTTATTTCACCATTATTAAATCTCATTGAGTCATCTTGATCGTTATATTTTCCAAATAACATACTCAATCCGCCACCAGCATCATCTGATTCAAATACAAAAAATAAATCTCTATATTCTTGAGACATATCTACACTATGAAATTCGTCATTTGTACCATCAAATTCAAAATACCCATTTGAATTCCAGGTAGGCATATTAACAGCTTCTGCATGAGCGTTTTGCCCTGATAAATCATACCAAGTAGTTCCCGTACCTGGATAGCTTCTTTCACTACCCGCGTCTAATGCTAGCACTAACCCATCCGTTATTATATTTGGTCCTCCGTATGCTCCCATGTTATATAAATCTTGATTTTAATGCGTTATAGTCTTGAGCAATTTCTGCTACTGTTAGTTCTCTGTTGTAATGTGATACGCGAGCTATTTTACCGTCAAAATATCTTGCTCCACTATAAGAATCACTATCAGGTCCACCAATTAAAACATAATCGCTATTTGAGTTTCCTATTGCTGGTATAGATGTACTTTTATCTAAAACACCATTAATATAAAACTTTAATGTTTGAGCTGATCTATTAACAACTATAGCTCCTTGTGCCCAAGTATTAGCAGGTATTTGTGCAGTTCCACTAACACCATAGTCTCCACTACTTGTTCCTCCACTCGCAGAATTACTGTATTGACGAAAATGTAATCTATAATTAGCGATAGTTAAACCCATGTTTATATTGTTTCCTACAACGTTACCAATAATAGGTTTAAAATTACCATCAGATGACTCTATATTAAACCAACCAATTCTTGTATAAGCATTTTGCGTGTTTATACCCGTGTAGCCAGAAGTAGATTTTAAATTATCTGGGTTGTCTTTTTCCATATCCATATGCGCTATACCCGTTGTAACAAAAGTAGGTGCATTAACATCTGGGGTAAATGTTTTTCCGGAAATTAAACAAGTTGCTGTTGTACCTGAACCTGGATAAGATCTTTCACTTGCAATATCAACTACAAGTTCTAATCCATCCGTTACTATATTTGGCCCTCTATAAAATCCCATATTATATTGCTCTTATTAATGATTTAACACTCCAATCATCTGAAGTCACTGTTGCTAACAACCTCATATTAGCTCCTGATATATCTACACTTAATGTAACATCCGATGTGTCACCTAAGTCATTTGTCGATGTTTCTGTAAATTCTACTAAAGGAGTTGTATCTCCATTGTGGCAAGCATAAACTGTACCTGATCTTACATTTGTACCTTTCTTAACTACAAAGTCAAAGAAAGCTGCTGTATAGGTAGCGTGTGCAACCTGAGCAACTACTTCAGCTCCTGTATCTATATCTGTGTTTTCTTGGTTAGAGAGTAAAGCTGAAGCTATTGATAAATCACCAGGTAAATATGATGATGCATCTGCTTTATTTATATGAGCTGTATTTCTACCTGCCCAACCACTACCCCAGTTATCCGGAGAAGAGCTTACAATTAATCCTCCTTCTGCGTTAATATAAACATGTTCATTTGTCTGCCCCGTAGCGTAGCTACCGGATTCACCTGCGTTTAATATAAGCTGCTGGCCATTACCTCTTATGTCTCCGTCTATAATTAATGAGCCAGTAAACGTATCTGTTGTGTTTAGTAAGTAATTGTTTAAATCTCCTGAAGCAGGTACTCCTAAAAACGTTCTAATAGCAGAAGAGCTACTGCAATAACGCGTGTAATTATCTGTACCATTGTTAACCCTAAAAGCCATTGCCCCGCTTATTGTGTTCTGATTTGCATAATTAGCTCTAAATAATCTTGCGGTAAGGTCAGCAGAGCTATCTCTATACGCGATAGTATTAGCCGTTGCAGCTGTTGCAGCATTTGATGTTACTGTAAATGTAGTATTACCAGCTTGATTTGCTGTAGCACTCATTGAGCCAGAAATACCAAGACCAGAGGTTGCTCCGTTTATTTCCCCGTCACCAACTGAAGCTGAAGTTATATACGCTTGATCTTTTACCCAAGCAGTAGAAGCAGCAGAGGTAGAATCATCAGTTACCGCCATGGTCCCAACAACCGGTACTGTTGTAAACGTTTTTGTGCCGGCAATGCTCTGATCACCTTTAGTAAGTACAGTATCAATTCCAACGTTAAAATTAGTAATCCAAATGGTATCAGCACCTGTGGCACCAGAATTGTAGTTAGGTAAAAAACCCATCTTGATTTGAGCTGTACCTGGAGGAAATTTACTAGACACATTAGTACCTGATAAATCAACACCGTCCATAAAACCTGAGTACTGCACCCAATCAGTAGTTAACAAGGTGTTAGACATTACATTGTATTTGTAAGATCCACCTGCACTACCATTGCTTAATCGAGTACCTACTGGATAAGAAGGCCCTGTCCACGCAGTTCTAAGCGTTATAACGTTGCCATTTATACTGTTTGGATCCCAAGCGTTACCATACCATAATCTTGAGTATGTTTCTGGAGGGTAAGTATAACCATGACTATTTGTGTATTCCCATATTATAAGAGATCTTAGATGTGTACTTACACCCGCTGTACCTCCATCGTACCAATTAGATCCTGTACCTGCTAAAGTTACAGTTGTATCTCCGGGATTTAAAGCTACAGCTAAAGTAGTAGAGGTATTAGCTCTATACATGTGATGTTGTGCGTTGATCTGGTTCTTATCAACATCATAACATAGAGTCATGCAATAGTATCTTCCTACTCCATTTAAAGTTTTAGCGTCAAGAGACATTTTATATTTATAAGCAGTGTCAACTGCCATATACTCTGAAGTAAATGAATTACCAGAACTACCGACAAATTTAAAAGAGCCTGGGGAATAATTAGCCTCTTCACCGTCAAAAGTCCAGCCAGGAAAATTATAATTGTTTCCTAGCAACCCATTGTAATTTGTCATTAATTGTTGACTTCTTGAAGCTACATAAGGGACATCAGCTACTCTAACACCATTTCTTCTTATTTCACTAGCGTTATCAAAGTTTACAATACTGTCTGTAGTGTCGTCTATAACATAAAGATTTACGTTTGTAGTACCACTAAACACAATACCTTCACCTGGATCATTTATGGTAAGTTGATTTACTCCACTTATATTGTAATTGGAACCAGTTATACTATTACCTGCCATGTTTATATCACCTGACATTGTACCACCAGCTAGTGGTAAGTAGTCCCCGATAGGAATAGCCCCTGTTGCCGCATCTACATAAGCAGTTGAAGCTGCGTATGTTGAGTTATCTCCAGCGGTTCTTGTACCTACTATTGGAACTGTGCTGAAAGTAGTAAGGGCGTTAGTTCTATTTATAGTTATAGCTGTAGTACCAGTGGTGCTGTTTTGGTGAGCTTTAATCATTAGAGTATTACTACTGTTTCCGTCGTTAAAAAACGAAAAACCGTAGTTCATATCTCCATTAGTTAAAGTCTCAGCAAGTTCTAGTTTGGATCCTGAATTTCCAAAACCTCCGACTCTTAATATTGGTACATCTGTTTCAGAAGATCCTTGAACATGTAAATCAGCTGTAGGGCTCGCAGTCCCTATACCTACATTTCCACTTGATAAAATCCTAACAGTTTCACCGACTGTTCCATTGTCTATTTGTTGAAAGTAAATATCACCGCTTTCAGCTCCATCGGTGACACTTGACATACTTGACATAACCCTTGTATATAGTAATCTCTCTGGAGTTGTAGCATTATTACGACCATAGAAAGCAAAAGAACCAATGTTCTCCGTAGCTGAATTTCTATCTGTTGAAACAGCTACTGTAGAGAATGATGTAGATCTAACATCTAGCTCTTCTAATGGATTAGTAGCACCTATACCTACACTACCAGTGGAGGTGATACGCATTCTTTCCGCTACACTTCCTTGGGTTGAATTTGTTCCTGTTCCAAAAGACATACCACCATTGTTCGAATCTCCATTGAACTGAACATACCCCATCCAAGTAGAATCAATTTTTTCTTGAATTCTTTTTCCAGAAGTCGTCCAATCGCTCCCATCTGCAGTTCTATAATCTTGTATGTATAATTTAGACACGTTAGCATTGTCTGCAGAAAATATAGCTTGAGTAGTTGTGTTGTTGTTTGTTGTACCTAAATCCCCGCTGTCAATATGTAACTTAGCCCCAGGACTAGTATTTCCGATACCTAGTCTACCATCTACAAATTTAGCAACAATAGAATTATTGTTAAATACCTGTACATAACCTCCTGTGGTTCCAGGTTTTAAATTTATACCATCTATAAGGGAAGTTCCAGGTTCTCCAATCTGAATAACATCACTAGTTTTCCCAATCAATCGTCTTAAATAATCAGAACCATCAGCTGTATATATAAAATCATTTTCAGGTATTACAAGTCCAACATCTGTTTTAGTGTCAGTATCTGCTGAGTAGGAACCTCCTCTAGATCTTATTACCCCGTTTACATCTAACGGAGCTGTAGGACTAGTAGTACCTATACCTACATTACCGTCAAAATAAGATACACCGCTTGAGTTAACGGTCATAATAGGTACTCCCGAAATATCAGACACGGCAAATATCTCTCCTGACAAGTCGTCAGTTACAGAAAATAATTGCCCTTGCGTTCCCTGGACATCTAATACCGAGCCAGGTGTGGAAGTTCCAACACCTACTCGGTCATTAATTGTATCTACGAATAGTACGCTTTCGTCTACCGCGACTGTATTTAAAAAATTTATCGCCATTTAATTTGAGTTTGTTGTTACGCTATGTCAATAAGCAAAGCTTGGTAAGCAGAATCAGCTACAGAACCTGTAAATATAACATTTAAAGTAGTACCTGATCTTGTTATATCTGTGTAAACTGTTTGACCCGCAGCAGATATAATTTCAGCTTTAACATCTAAAGCACTAGTTGAACCTAGTATTGCTCCGACATCTAACGCGAAAGTTGTTATACCGTTAGCCTCTGTTCTAGTAACATTAGAATCAGTAGAAAGTAAATCTTGTCTTGCACCGTTAGCAGTAGCAGACACGGTAGCTGTACCTGAAGCGTAAGCAACTGATATACCAGTTCCACCAGCAACGATCACAGCTCCTTTTTGAGCAGCAGCTGAATCTTTTATACTAACAGTTGCAGTTCCACTCGCGTATGAAACTTCTATAGGATCTGACTCTGCGACTATTACAGCACCTTTTTGACTAGCTGTAGAATCTACAACATCTAAAGTAGCTGTACCGTTTGAGTATGGTGCAGTTACTGTTGCGCTAGTTCCAGGAACTACATTTCCAATACCAACTGTTGAAGCATCAGCTAGATCAACATTGTTTTGAACCGTTGTCCAGTTAGCTAAAGCACTAGCACCTGCGGCTTGATCAGCTTCAGAAATAAGTACATCACCTACTCTTACCTGTTCTGTAAAGAATAAACCATCCGCTGTAACAGTGTATGTCCAACCTTTTTTAACTTCAATACTAGAATTTGTATCTAGATCAGGTGAGTTTGTCGATGCGTCATAACCACCTTGATAGCTTAATGCTCCAGTTACCGCTTGGTCAACATAGTGTTTTGAAGCAGCGTCTGTATCAGCTGAAGGAGTTTGTGGTATTGTTAATTGACCCGCAACACTTGATTGCCCGGTTCCAGATACTGTTAATTCACCTGCTAGATCTATACTATCATCTAAATTTACCGTTACCGTATCTGTTGCTCCAACAACTGTGGTTATATTAGTACCACCGGCTATATCTAGAGTATCGCCATTATCTATTGTTTGATCAGTTCCTGAATCAGCTGTTACAATAAACGTGTAATCTTCAGCTGCGGGTATTGTTACTGTTTTTACGTTTATACCAGTAACGTGACCTGTTGTATCTCTTGTAACAGTATCAATTGTGGTGAAAGTTCCTCCATAAGCTGGAGTTGCAGTCGATGTGGTATCTGCTTGAGCTTGTAAGTCGTGAACTATGTTTAAGGTTCTATTAGCAGCTATATCAGTGGTTATTTTTAATCCACCAGCAATATCTACAGTTTCTCCAGAACTTACAGTCTCAGCGGTTCCACTATCACCTTCTAATGACCAACTTGAGTAATCATCAAAAGCGGGTACCGCCCACTTGTTATCTTTAGTTAAGAATCTAACTGTTGAAGCAGCTGTCCCATCTACAGCGGACAAATCAGCGGTAACTGTTACATCTCCAGTAGATGCTGCGTTAGGTGTTAGATCGATGTAAGTACCATCAGTTGTGATCAGTGTTTCAACACCACCACCTACTTCAGACCAAACAGCGCCAGTTGGACTACCTGCTGTTGTACATATTTTTAATACCCCGTCGCTTGTGTTAAAGTATACTTGACCTAATACCCCTGAAGCTGGATCCGAAGATAGATTTTGTATTGCGGCGTTTTCTAATTGGTTCTTATTAAGATTAACCGTGTTTAAATAATTAATTGCCATTGTTTTTTATTTTATATTGTTTTTAGTTTAAGTATGCTTTACCAGCGAATTGAGCTGAGAAGTTTAGTGTTACGTTGTTTTTGTCTATATAAGTATAATCTCCTACCACTACCGTCTCAGCAGTGTCTACTACTGTTATAGAAGGAAACTTATCTAAATCATGTTGAATATTCCATGTTATTCCTGGTACCACTTGCTCATATACGAAAGTTTTATCAGAAAGGCTTTGAAGAGTGAAATTTACAATAGTATAGTAGTGATCTATATTTATAGAACCGCTACCACCTATGTATTGTAGAGTCAATGTGTAGAAATCTGTTGTACCGATTTGAGTATACCCTGTCATTTTATAATGACCAAAAGATCCTTTAGCAGATACGTCTTGAAATAATATGTTTTCTCCTACTAAATAATTTAAAAAAGGTGAAACTACCTGACCGGATAGATCTTTGTTTGATATTACTATGGAACTTATGTTTGACCACGCTGTACCATCACCACTTCCGGAAGCAAAAGCAAAAGTACCTGCTTTATTTGATGGTATTGTGATAAATTGATAATTCATTTGACTAGCGACAGCTATCTTACCTTTTATATTTAGATAATCTGCTATAGCTTTAGCTGTATACTGCTTAGTCTTCCTAGTGATGGAGTCAGTACCTACCCATGCGTCTGCATCATTTACTGTTTGATCGTAAGGATATGAATATATTATTGCCATTTACTTTCTTGATTGTTTTTTCTCTGCTTTAGTACCATCTTTCTTATTCTTCGACTGTGTTCCGCCTCTATTATGAGATGTCGATGTGAATCTTCCTGTATTGTGGTCGTAGTCTTTACCCTTTAGCCAGTTTGCACCATACTTTTTTGTAGCTGCTCTACGCTTTTTCTGGCTATCAGCTCTTTTAGCTTTCCTGTCTGCTGAGTTAGCTGCTGCTAAATCCCGTTTCTTTTTAGCTGCTGAAGCTTTAGGTGATAGTTTTTGTGGCATATGATTAGTATTAGTGTATACATTATATACTTACATGAAAAGGCGGTTATTTACTTGTATGTTCAATACAACTAACAATTATAAAAAGTGTGACAATAGCCCCTTACTATATAACCTTAACAGGCTTATGTCACTGTTTTAAAAAACACGTTACGTATAGAGGGGTATGGGGTTGCCCCCTAACTTCTTGACTACCAGCGTTTTACCTTTTTACTTTTACAATTGCGGGCCCCCTTTGTTTTTTTAGTTTTTTGTATATATACCCTTGATTTTCAGTTGTTTATGTTTTATATATTTTATGTTTTACTTTTTATTTACAAACTATTTTTTTTCAGAGAAAATACGGATCAATCTTGATAATATCTATGTAACTTAAACATATTAATAACAAACTTAAATACTTACATTATGAAAACATTACAATCAAAAAGATTCTTAGTTCGCAAATCGTTAATCAACACTAACACTATTATTGAAGTAACATTTAAAAATGGAAAGACTGCAAAGTATAATCATGACGATGCCTTCAATGTTATGAAAGCAAAACTTGAAACTATGAACTGTTGGGAAAAGTATAAGTCATATACCTCATCAACTAGTATTCCAGTAGTAGTTAGATCTGTATTAATTACAGACTAATTACTGCACTAGTAAGATAATCTAATAAACTACATTGGCCTGATCTTGAAATAGAATCGGAAGAGTAGACTCCGTCCTACGCGAGTGTGGAGGTAATACACCTCGTGTATAGCACTTCGTAGAAACTCTGCACTTCGCTCTTCTTTTCTTTATATTTCTTACAAACATAATACGGTCGCTCTCTGATAATATATATGTAACAACAACTAATAAGTTAAGTTACAAACAAAGAGACTTAGAGTAAGACTATCTACTACTTCTCTACTAATAAACAAAAGTACACTCGTATTCAAACAAAATACAGTACTCAATGGATAATAACTATGTAAATAATTAATAACTTTTAAATATAATAACTATGTCAACTTTAATTTCAAAAAGATTTGTAATAAGAAAATCTTTAATCGGTAAAAATCAACTAATCACTGTCAACTTCAAAAATGGTAAAACAGTTACTTACAATCACGATAAAGTGTATGAAGTAATGAAGTCAAAACTAGACACAATGGCGTGCTTCATCAAGTATAAATCTTATACTTCAAGTACAAGTGTACCAGTGATCGCTCGAGAAGTACTAGAACAATAGTACTATCGAGTAACTAAGTCGTAAAGGTTAGAGGTGGTTCGATTCCACTAACGACTACTAACTAATAAAACTATAAAATTATGGCGACAAAATCTTACGCACTATTAAAAATATCAAGAAACCTCTTCAAGAAAGACTGGGGTGATCTAACTAGCGAACAAAAATCTAAAGTAATAGATATATACTATGA